AGATGGAATGAAATCTCTAGTTGTTGTACCACCTTCACTTCGCCTCAACTGGCAACGTGAATTCAAAGCGACAGCACCATGGCTCTCAGTCGCCATTGTTACTGGTAACACCGTGACCGAAGTCCCTAAAGAAGACGTGATCATCATTGGAGACTCCAATGTTGATCAATGGGCGGTCGCTCTTTGCAATGCTCGTTTCGGTTGCCTCATCGTTGATGAAGCACACCGTGCGAAGAATGCAAAAGCGAATCGCACCAAGGGCATCGTCAACATCGCCAAGTCAGTCAATGACAAAGGTTATGTTGTTTTGCTCTCGGGAACCATCGTCGTTAATCGCCCAGCGGAACTGGTGTCGCCTCTTACCATCATCGGTCGTCTTGACCGTGTGTTCGGTGGGCGCCATTCGTTCTTACAGCGTTACTGCGACCCCATCCACAATGGCTGGGGCTGGGTGTACAACGGCGCCAGCAACACGACTGAATTGAATGCGAACATGCGTGGCACCTGCTACGTACGTCGCAAGAAAATGGACGTGCTAACTGAACTCCCTGCGAAGCGTCGTGCACAAGTGAGTGTGGAAGTGCCTGAGGAGGCACTCATTAAGTATCGCCACGCTGAAGAGGACTTCCGTGACTTCGTCATCACCAATGGTGGTGCACAGGCATGGGACAAAGCCTCTAAGGCTGAAGTGATCACTCGCATCAATGCACTACGCCATCTGCTTGGCAACGCCAAAGTCGCCAATGTCGTTGAACATGTTGAGAACTTGCTCGCTGAAGATGAGCAGGTCATCGTGTTCGCTTATCACACTGACGTGATCAACGCCATATGCAAAGCACTCGCTTCGCACAATGTTGTGAAAGTCGGGGGCGGTATGACGGACGAAGCCAAGCAGATCGCTGTTGACTCATTCCAATCGGGTGAGGCAAGAGTGTTCGTGGGTCAGTTTCAAGCGGCTGGTGTGGGTCTCACCCTCACAGCATCCAGCAACGTGGTCATGGCAGAAATTCCATGGACACCTGCGGATGCAGTGCAGGCAGAAGATCGCTCGCATCGTATTGGAAATTTAGTAGGAACCATGGCATGGTGGCTCACTGTTGCTGACGAATATCGTCCTACGATTGATGACCGCATGTGGGCATTGCTCAACGCAAAGCACACAACGGTAAGTGCCGTCCTTGACGGCTACGGCGTTGATCTCGGCGCTGAGGGTGGCATACTTGCTGACCTCATTGACGGGATCATCGGCAACTGATTGCAAGAGCATTCGCTGGCGCAACTGGTTCTGCCGACTACGAATGACAGGGTGCCCTCTTTCCTCGGGGGGCACCCACTTTCGCTTGAAGGTGCCCTAGGGCATCGGTATCACACCGATGTCGTATGGTGCAATCACGCACTACTAGAGACCTGAGGAGGTCACAGATCATGTCAACCATTACACCAAAGCAACAAAACTTCTTGCGCTCGCTCTTGATTGAGCGGGCACCATCATTAGAACTTGATGAGGCTGGGGTTGATTCTTTAATTAAAGAGTTCAACCTTGATCGCTTAACAGCGAAGTCCGCCTCGTTCTGCATTGACCATGTCAAGAAGATCAAAGTGCTCCGATTGGATTCGGCGCACTTGCCCAGCGATGCTGAACGTGTCATTGCGAACAACTACGCCAAGCCTTGTGCGCTCTGTGGCAACACAGTGCCCAAGAGCGAAGGCTTCGCAGTGCTCGTCAGTGGTACATGGAGCACCTATCACAAAGAGGGCGAATGCCCAGCCAGTGAGGGCGCTCCAGCGCCAGTGCGAAGCCTCAACGACATCCTCAAAGATGTCAGCGACGGGTACTTTGCAATCACGTCAAAGGGCACCAATGATCTCGTGTTCTACCGTGTTGCCACTAACAAGGGCTTTCACAACCCTTCAAAGAAGGGCGAGCGGTACGTTCAACTGATCGTTGGTGGTCATGCCAATGAGACTCTCACTGGCAAGCGGGCACAGGCTTCAGCGAATCGTCTTGCTGAACTCAGCCCACTGGAGCAACACGAAGCACAAGCCACATACGGCAAGGAAATCGGCGTATGCGGTAAATGCGGGAAGCATCTCACTGACGAAGTATCTCGTGCCTACGGCATGGGTGCTACGTGTCGTGCGATGTAATGAATCGGGGCGTCACGAACTACGGTTCGTGGTGCGCTCAGGGTGCATGGGGCTTTCGCCTCCTAAGTTTTAGTCCCATGCACTCTGAGGGCACTTGCCCACACGACGCCTGAGGAGGCACACATCATGAATAAAAACGCAACATTTCAAGACATCGTTGACAACAAGCAGGCGCTCTGCGAATACGCAAAGCAACTGCTGTCCAATCCTGAGTTTGCTGAAGACGAAGACTGGTGGGATGCATTGCATCTCAACGGTTTTACCTTTGACATCAATGGGTACCGTTGTCAGAACGACAAAGGTGCAAAGGTCACGCAAGTAACGGCATATCCAGTTATGTGGGTGAACGATTACGACGCTGAAACCAACACCAGCGTTTGGTTGCAACTGGTGGAAGAAAACGTGAAGACAAAGATCGTACAAGAATCCTTTGGTTCTTCTAAAGCCTTCCACAAGAAGGGTGGCTTCATTCAAGTCACTGGGCATTACGTAGACGAGACCGAGACCATGGAAAAGGTTTTCGGGATCATCCCTACAGGCTTCACTGGCAACACTGAAGAATTAGAGGGCGATAACTTCGTCCACTTTTGGCTTGAGTGGAATGAAGAGATCAAGATTGGCGAAGAGTACGGCGAGTTCGTCGTGCTAGACGTTGAACGACCCAAGTGGTAAATAATCACTACGGGTACAACATCCATTTAGGATGTTGTGCTCAGAGTACATAGACGATAGTTTGTGTGCTCTGAGGGCAACAGCCCATTTAGAGACCTGAGGAGGTCATATGAAATACACATTGAGAGTTACCGAGACCGTCAATCACGACTACGAGATTGAGGCTGGGTGCGAGGAAGAAGCATTGGAGATCTACCAGTCGTACGACGACGAGCAACTAAAGACGCTTGACCTTGACGGCAGTAGTGATTGGGACACACACCCATGGGACATATCAACGGAGGAAGTAACACAATGAGCACTACACACACGCACTACTACGTCATCTCGTATGACACAGGAACCAATAAATGGACATGGGACAACGAAGCCGAAGAGATGCAATTCCCTGAAGGCACCGTTGTCAACCACGACAACAACGAGTGGGGATACGCACTCGTTGATGGCGAAGAATGCATTGATTTTGAAACAGAAACCAAATTAGGCGAAGACCTAGAAGTAATCATCAAATATCTAAACGAGGGAATGGACATATTCAAATGAACTACATGAACTATCAACAACTACGTGACTACGCACTCCAGTGTTCACTGGAGCACCACCTGTGCAATGTGCAGGAACTAATGCAAGAAGGAAAGACACCTGACGAGATCCTCGCCATGGTGGAGGAAGGCAACGACGCCCTCGTGATCTACGAACCATACGAATGGTGCAGTGAAGAAGAACTCGTAGATGAAATAGAAAGTTTACGAGGCGTCAACGTCTACAACTTCTTGTTCGTGCTTCGCCAAGTCAACAGCCAAGAATGGCTGGTCAAGTTCAAGGGTGAGGGAGCGTAATCATGAAGAAGGAAGTCTTAGACACCATCGTCATGGGCGACATCATATCCAAGCGATACAAAGGCAAGGTCACTCGCTTTGTCGTGACCGCACGTACCCGTTCAGGCACGCACTTTTGGGTGCGTGACCTGAAATGGGGGCACGACGGTTGGTATGACGTAAACCATGACCTCACACGTTCCGCATGGTTTGCTGTGGAGCACACAAACTTAAAGTGGGGAGACTGCACGGGTTGGTATGACCTAGACCAAGACCTCACACGATTCACTGAAGACTACGACGAGGAGACAGCATGAGCGTTGAACAAGACCGAACAACAGAACTTGGTAACCAAGCGTTACAGGAAGCCCTGTTGGTTATCGGAGGCGTAGACGGGTACAGATTGGAAATGGCAGAACAACGGATTAGCAGAGCCATAGAGATACTGGGGGGAAGTCGTCAAGAACTTTTCTCAAATGCGGAAAAATACTTATCAGAACTACAACAAAAGGAACCATCATGAGCACGTACACGTTAACTGCGATACGGGAAGGAGTCGCTGAAGTCATCGCACTCAGCGCCGACACCCGCACAGAAGCCTACGCATCCGCCATCGGCACCGTCTTTCGGAAGTTTCACGACTCCGATCAAGGACAAGTGCTCCAGCGGTTGTGGAGGTACGGAGAGATTACATTCCGTGATCCCGACGGCGAAGTCATCCAAGTACTGGAGCAGGGGGTGGAGGCATGATTGACAACCAAGACTCTGACCTTGTCTCTGACTACAGCACACCGCTGTACGACGATGACCAGTACAGCAAGATAGAAGTGCTGTGGGTGAGCGCCCCACAGCCACAAGGGTTCCTGATCGGATCAGGGATTGATGTGAACACGCAGGAGACCGTTGAGTGGGCTAGTAATAGCCTTGACATGGTCTTCACTGCGGAGATGCTCAACGAGGAAGACCCCGTGTACTTCCTCGTACCGTATTGGCAAGAAAGATCTAGGAGGAATAATGCGCCCGCATAGCAGGCTAATAATGTTCATGGGAATACTCACGATTCTTTTAATCGGAGCCAGTATGCCCAGCGATCCCACACTGGACGGGACACCCGATTGGTCAGACAGAATCTTTATAGGCATTCTGTGCCTCATCTGCTTCTACAACATCATTAGGGCACTCTCGGACATGTCGTACAAGACCAAGCCAAACCACAAACCACAAGTTCGTCAGCACTACCACGTTGACAAGCGTCGTAAAAAACTTAAGTAGAAGTTGTAAACCAAAGTGTTACGGGGATAGATTTATCTCCGTAACACTTTTTAATTTAAACCAACCAACCAACCAAGAGAAAGAAACATCATGTCCAAAGAATCCAGCCAGTGGCTCAACCAAAATGTCCTCGTAGGCATGACATCCAAGCGTGGAAACGCATGGCACTACAAGGAGAACGAGCAAGGCTCAGAGCCAAACCACTACATCGGAGCAATCCCCATTGACGACGTTCGTCGTCGTCTCTTCCACTGGAGCGCCGTAGAAGCACCCGTTTACGTCTACGCTGGTGGTAACTACCACAACCAAGAAGACCGCAAGGCTGTCGTCCGTGACGACACTTTTGAAACTCTCGGTGTGTTCAAAGATGGTTACTCCATCCACCAGTACAGCGAGTGGCTCCTTGACACCGTGTCCAACATCATTGACGACAGCAACCTTCAGATCGGTTCTGCTGGGCTGTTGAAGAATGGTGGAGTCGCATGGGTCTCCATTGAGATGGAAGAGAACCTCACCGCTGAGGGCTTTGAGTTCCGTCCGCACCTCCTTGCCACCACCAGCCACAACGGCACGTTGGCTACCACCTTCAAGCGTGTGTGCACCGCTGTGGTGTGTGACAACACGCTCGCCGCAGGACTTGGTGAGCAGGGTCAGGAGCACAAGACACGCCACAGCAAGCACAGTGGCTTCAAGTTGCAGAACGTCCGTGACGCTCTCGGCATCGTTCACTCGTTCGCAGATGACTTCACCGCTGAGATCCAGCGCCTGTGTGCCATCTCGGTGACCGACTCTGAATGGGACGCCATCGTCAATCGCATCATCCCAGTGGCTTCAGAAGGCGACTCACGCCCTCAGGCAATCAGTCGTGCTCAGAACAAGCAGGAGGCAATCCGCCACCTCTACAAGTACGACGACCGCTCTGCACCTTGGGCAGGCACCGCTCTCGGCGCTCTGCAAGCCTTCAACACCTACAACCACCACCTCACGGGCAAGGATGAGTCCCGGGTTGAGCGCAATGCGTTCAACGCTCTCACTGGCAAGACCAGCGAGTTTGACCGTTTCGTTCTCAACGTGATTAACGAGGTGGTTTACGCATGACCGCCCAGCACAGTGGGGAGGGGGCAACCCCTCCCTACACGCTGGATGTTTCGTTACCTGTTGCGAAGTATCTTGAACGCAACAGCGACTGGAGGGATGGCGCCAAGTGCCGTGGCAACGAGGGCACAATATTCTTTGCTCTCCGAAGTGTTAAGCACCAAGAGGAAGCCATCAGTATGTGCACCGTTTGCGAAGTACGTCTCCAGTGCTTGAACTTTGCAATACGTAATGAAGAGAAGAATGGCATATGGGGAGGAGTGAACTTCAGAAAGATCAATGAAACCACTCGTAAAGAACTACTCAATGCAGTCAGCAACCTATAGAAATATCATTTAAAACTTGTTGAAGAGCGTGGGCACCGATAGAGATATCTCGTGTCCACGCTTTTTCACGTAGCGCAGTACCTTCAAGTGCTCGCACCTCAGGATCTTTTAGTTCATTGAAATGCTTGAGCCACTGCTGTCCGTTCTTAGCGAGACGCCCAATACCCCATTCCTCTTTCAACTCCCTGTAGGCAGTCCTAGGAGAGCCAATCCAAGGAATTCCTGAGGATGAGTACTCCAGCAACTTTATGTCGCTCTTGGCGTGATTAAAGGGGGTATCAGACAACGGTGCAATCCCGATGTCCATTGTCAATGATGAGGGGTACAGGGTGCTTTCAACAAGGGGCACTGTAAACACTTCATCCTCAGTCAATTTAAATAGTTTGTGTACTGCTGGAGAATGAACAGAATGACCGCTGTGCTGGAAAGTAAAGTCACCACTACGTACCAACTGGGGAATGACTCCCCTCATAAGTTCTAAGTCTCCTGACCTGTGGCTGGTGGAGCCTGCCCAACCAATCCTAGGCACCTCAGCAGTGTGCTCCAGTGGCGTAAACCGAGCCACGTCAATGGTGTTTTTAAGCACCACGATGGGGCATGTCACCCACGGTTTAATCCGATCTTGCAGGTATGAAGTGGACACAATGACAAGGTCACTGGCGCCTATCACACTCTTGTAATGGTTTACGTTCTCGTTTGGATTCGTCTTGGGGTGCGATGACTTAAAAGCGTCATTCCTTGGGTCAAGCCCCCAGTACCAGTCGTCTAAATCATTAATTACAATCTGTCCGTATGCCCGTGCCTTGTAAATGTGTTCAGCAAGGTTGGCATGCATGAGACGCTGTAAAACAACGATAGAGACATCCTCAAGGTGCTCATTGGCGTCTTTAATAAAGAAATGGTCTTCATGCCATACGAGAGTGCCAGCGACAACTGTGTCGTCTAAGCGTCCAACGTATTGACCGAGTCGTGCCCAGCCTGAACCACCCCACTGCTCTTTGCCATTGTGGTCTTTAACACGGTCGCCACTAGCAAATCCTATTTTTTGGGTAGTGGAAGAACTTGTGATCTTTTTTTCTTGCATACATGTACTGGCGGTTCAGCAAGAGTCACGTACACCGTGATCCCTTCTCCGCATGACTCACATTCATATCTAGTGGACTTGGACTTAGTAGGATTGCTCATGGGTACAGCGTACCATTAATCTTCATCTTTTTTAACAACTGAAGAAAAGGTGCCTTGGGAACAGAGGTTGTACATGCGTCCTCCAAGATTGCCAAACGCACCATGATACGAATACATGTGGCGGTTCTTTCGTCCCTCGTTGTACTCACGGCGGGTTTGTGTACCGACGAGACCACGCTTCTCTTTGCGTCGCTCATTCTTGGTTGCCCATACATTATTTTGTTTCACTGGTGGTTCCTCCCGTTTGGTTTTGTTCTGCTTTCCATGGTCGCCACTGGCGTAGGAAGTTATCAATCTCTCGTTTATCCCACAGTGGGCTGGATGCCAGCACTTTGAATGGTTCAGGGAACCGCTTATCTTTACGGAGGGCATGGATGCGTTGCTTGCTTACGCCCAACACATCTGCGACTTCGCAGGTGCCAACAACGTCTTCAGGTCTAAGTGTGTATGTCATGTTTACAAACTACACCCATGTAGTACGCTGGTCAACCTTAGTACCCCCAATGGTGTAGCCCACCATTGTCGTACAGGTAACGTGCCACAGCGACGTTACAACGTGGTTTAAGCAACACGGACAAGTCGCCCATTTTACTGCGACATATCTTGGAAGTGACGGTTTGCCATGACGAGTTGATCTGCAAGATGCCACTGTCAAATGTGCCGTTACTATTCAATGTCCACACAATTTTGCCGTTCCTCCAGCGAGCATTGACCACTTGACGTTGGCACTTTGACTCACGCCAAGCAAAGTAAGTGAAGAACTCAACAGGCAAACCAAACTCTTTAAAAAGCCCTTCCCATTGGGGACACCTATCTCCTTTGGCAATGTGGTTTTTAATCCACTGTGGAACTGGCGGGACTTTCTTGTCGGGTTTTGCTGGGGCAACAATTGTCGTATTCGTATTCATTTTTGCAAAAGTTGGGGTGGTGCTGGATACTGCCAACATCACTGACACAGCGATTGCGGAAAAAATGCGATACCTCAATAGTGTTCTCCTTGATAGGGGACAAAAGCAAACGCCATATACAATGCTCATGCGCTGTATATGGCGTTACTTATAGTTTACCTCTAATTTGCCGAAAGCAACCTGTATTTCAACATCTCTAAATCCCCCAAGGACTCAGTCATCTTGGGAATCAAGTTAATATTTATTTTATCGTTGTCTTTCGCCTCAGAAACTAAACAATCTGTGCACCGACAACCCTGTCGGTAACGTGTCCATGTTCCATGCGGTTTAAAGACTGTGGGACGAGGTGTCGGGGATGTAAGCGCAGTGCGCTCCTGTGGTGTCAACCCACCCCACATGCCCCATCGTTCCTCTATGCCGTCGTCCAAGCAAGTCACCCATACTGGACAGCGTTTGCAGACTTCTCTAGCGATGCTGTAGTACCGCTCAGGCACGTCCGCATCTAAAGGAGGGAACCACAGGTCAATGTGTAGACGTTTGCAGAGAGCGTCATCTCTGTAGGTCTCAGTCATGATTCGCTGGGTGGCAAGTCTTCAGCGACAGATTCTCGCAGTCCACGAGAAATCTGATCAATCGCATCTTGCAGAATGTCAATGACATCTGTGCGCTGGCGATTGAGGTCTCTAGACAACCTTGCCACTTCTTGTGACATACGGTCATAGTCCCGCATAAAAGTAAGAAGGGCTTCCCAACCTGTAAACGCTACTTCAGGTATGCCCATCTTTGTCTTCTCGGCAAACTGGTTAATGTTTAGAACTGGGCGCTCAAACAATAGGTTCGGGGCAGTATCCAAGATGTGCTCTAAACGCTGTTTCTCTGTACTCATAGAGATATTGGGAGATTCAGGTGGAGGCATCAAAGGATATTGTTTTGCATGCTTCAACGCTCGGTTAATTGCATTAGTCATTTCATCAAAGTCCATTAGGAGATAAAACCTTCCCACTCATCAGCGATGCCTTCACGCTCTACACAGTCCCAGCCACAAGAGGCATACCCAATTGCGTCCACCCAGTGGTCACGCTTCTCGGGAGACCATGTCAACCGAGACACCTTGAGAAGGAGCATCATGGAAGCAACGTCATGAGGTTGCAACTTGGTGCTTTCCCGACGGGCAACAATGCGACGAATGTACGTTGTCCATAACTCCGCCGTTGTACGGAAGTCGTCAATCGGATCACCGTAAGTGTCGTTGCGGTCACCATTGACCAATGCCTCAGCCTCTCTCAGAACATCAGAACGATTGTTGAGGGGTTTTGAACTCATGCCATCTCCTTGTTGTAAAGATCTATAAGACGGGCGAACCCCATCAAAGTTTGTACTCGTACGCAGTCAACGTCCTTATTCCACGATTGGTCGTAGACCACGGGAACGACGTTGGAGCACTCTTGTAAGCGCTGGATGTTGCTCGGGCTGTCCTCCAGCATGAAACCTACGGAGTCTTCGCCAACGAGATACGAGAAAATTGTCTTGTCTTCGGTAAAATGCAAACCATCTGCTTGGATCATCCAATGGTCAAGCCACCAAGTGGTGTCTGCCCATGCTTGGGATGGACGTGCCGTGATGATGTGCACTTTGATGCCCATCTCTCTGATTACTTTCAAAGATGCATGGGTACCAATAGGTGGCTCACCGTGCAGGAAGACACCAGCATGGGATGCCTCAATCAGCAGGGCGCTGTACTCTTCAAAAGACAGCCCCCAGTCCTCGTAGAAGTGCCAGTGGGTAGGCATTGAAAGCGGGGTGTTTAAAGCCTTGGAACAAAACTTGTAAAACTCTTTGTCAAAAGGATAGATAACCCCGTCAAGGTCAAGGGCAATATCAGTAATCATGTTGTCTCCGTACGTCGTATTTACGGGAAGAATACTACCTAGCGGTAGGCTGTGTCAACCTTCGTCGGCGTCAATGATTTCGGAGTACATTGCATTCGTAGCGTCAGGGCTTAAGCCACCCCCCGGCAATTGCCGTGCAGTCTCTCCCGCTTTAGTGCCAAACAAACGTGACAGCACACCTGCACCACCTCGGGCTTCCACTTCTAAACGCACCATCTCACGATTGTCAGAGATGTTTTTAAACTTGTCTACAAGATTAAATACACGATCCATTTCTTGCGACAAGGTTGGGTCAAGACCCTGTCCTTCTAGTTCTTCAGCAAACCTAGCGAACATCACACGACCTACTTGCATCTCAATTAATGCTCGCATAGCAGACTGAAGTTGGTCTTTTGTGCGGATCTCTATAGGAAGTTTGTACGCACATTCCATATGTTCTTGAAATGCAGGGCATCTATTGCTCAAATAGCAACTATCGCACTGTCTCAAAGGGTTGGCGTTGTACCTTAAAACGGGGATCGTTTCAGGGTTCACAACAATAGATTCCCCTTCATTATCAACGGTTTGCGACCCCATGGACACAACCTCTTCTACCCCCATAACGGGTAGTAAGATACGGTCAATACCGTGCCGCTTATTTGGTACCCCGATAGTAAGATTTGACCCCTGAGAAACCGCAGAAGTGAGGGGTGCCGTTCTATGGTTGATAGCAACTATTTGCCCATCTGTGGACTGCTCTGACTCGTCGTCACTGTCATCATTCATAAGGTCATAGCCCCCAAAAGTATGTGTTTCCCATTGTTGCCAAGAACGTATAGCAAGCGTACCTACAGCGTCTACATCGTCTGCCAAGACAGCGTCGTAATCAACGCCTAAGCGCACAATGTCAGCACGGTGTTTACGACGTGAACTCTCTTTTTGCTGTGCTGGGTACCGACGTAAACCGTGGTTGTCCCACACTTGTGTTTCCCCATATCGGATGGCGCTTGTCCATGAGCCGACTACAGCAGAATCCCAATTTACTTTTTCTATTAGGTCGGGCTTGCTGGTGATTCCGATGAGACTTGCTCCCCATCGTTGAGCCAAGGAGTTGATTCGGTGGATGTTCTTCGGCGTGATCGCTTTGTCACTGATGGCTGAGCGTCCGTACCGCTGGCAAATCCACGCCAGTCTTTCCAAATCCTTTTCGTCGTTCCATATGGGAACATAGCGGTCTCCTAACCATGTGCCGTCATACTCTGCCCGCCCAATAACTACCGACAAACTGTCAGCGTGATCACGTATAAAAGAGTCATAGCGGTCGGTGTCTTCGTCGCCTTCAGAAGTGTATAGAAGGATCTCTCCTCCATTAAATAGAGTTTGTAGGTCTAACTCTTTTCTTTTGGGGATGGGAAAATGAGTCAGGTTTACACCGAAACGTGTCACCCCATTAGCGAGCAACATGTTTCGGTATGACCCTTTTTCGGCACCGCCAAAAAAGACCTTCACTCCCATCCACTCCTACGCCACAACGATGGGCTGTGTGCACTCTCCACCATCAGACGTTCACCGATGTCGTGGTACAAGCGGAGCATCTCTACGCACAAATCGTCGCCCTGTTCAAAGGCTTCTTCTTCCTCGGCTGTCCAAGGTTCCCCGTCATGGGTGGCACATACAGGTGGTCCACAGTAACTGTTTTCCATCCCGTATTGAATCCACTCGGTATATGACATTGTAATTTTCTTATCTTCAGATGACATCTCTTGGGTCACTCCAGTTCTTTTCTGCTCTTGCTAGTGTCTGTGATTCAATCTCCTGAACTAGCGTATCCCAACCTTTGACCTGACGTTTTGTGTCCCACTCAGGGCGGACGGTATGCGGGATAGTAACAAGCAGGGTAGATATCCCACTCCTGACCACTCCTGCTACTGCCTCGGGGTCTGCGTCAATGTACCAATCAATCTTTCCGTAGACAGCATTTAATGACAAGACACGGTCAATCTTGGACTGGGAGTCCGTATCTTCAATGATGTCAATCGTAGAGGCTTTAAAACCCTCCCGTTTGAGCCATTCTATGAATACGGGAGTGTTAGCAATTCCGGTGCCTAGAACGGCTATACGCCCATTGTAGGTCGTTACAAAGGAGTTCCATAAACGACGCCCCTCAGGGATGGGTTGACGTGCCCCTAACTCTTTATTTGGCGCTGCTAAAACGTCAAAAGAGAAAAGGATCACTAGTCGTACATCCCTTTTTCAACACGAACACGGTGGGTGTAGTACTCAGCAACAGGGCAGTACATGCACACATATTGACGAGCCTCTTTAGGTATGCCCACTTTTCGTCCAATCGTTTTGTCTTCTGAGCACCAGTCAATACAACCTTGTTTAGGACGGTTGTGGCGATTGAAACACTTGAGAGCGTCTACCTTTAGTTCGTCACGAAAATCTCGGATGTAAACATCCTGTTCTTTAAGTTCCTTTTTGATGGCTGTCTCAACGTCAAGTTTTGAGGCAGTATCAGGGTCTGTGCGGTAGATAAGCGCTCTACAGTTGTCAGGGTCAGGAATCTGTGCGTTGTGGCGGTCACAGAGTTCACGTAGTTCCATGTCGTACTCAGGAGGTCCATCATATGGACGCATCTTGTACATCACTCCGTGCGTTTTGCATACCAAAAGACGTTCATACGCTATGTCAGCCATCTTGTACTCCTTATTTTATTAATTGAATTAAAAACTTAATTGTGTCTTTTAGTGAAACAAACCAGTGTTGGCGTAAGCCGTATTAACTTTGTCAACCACATTGTATTGTGGCTGGAGTTGGGTGCGACGAATCTGTACGTTATTCACGTCTACCTCACCACCACGGTCAGGGGTGAGCGACTTGTGTGAGCCATCGCAGGCTCCCAAACGAAGATCCATGTTCATTGAGCGAGAATCATTAACTGCCATACATTAATCCTATCATGTCCAGCCTGAAGAGGGTCGTGACCATGAGCGGTTCATGGTACGAGACTTTGCAGGAGAAGAAGCGGGGCGAGCGGGGGTCCAAGGGGTAGGTGCCTGAGGTGGGTACATCTTGCCTAAGTTAGCGTTGATGCTCGCAGGGGAACCTTTACCAACAAACGGAAGTGGAGCGGGCGCTGGGGCGGGGGCGGGCTTAGGAAACATCTTTGTTAAGTTAGCGTTGATTGCCCCCGGAGTTCCTGTAGAACTCCAAGGCGTAGACGTGGGGGTAGCCGTTCCGTACCCATATGCATTTGCGTACTGATTGGCTAGTTGGTTGGACTGCGACGCTTTAGAACCTTGCTGATAGGCACCTTGCCACATGTCTACGCCTTTGTTGTATGCCTCGGTTTGTTGAGTGTTGTAATTTTGGTATTGCTTAAAAAGGTCTGCGCCTTGTGAGCCAATGGCACGTCCCATCGTGGCGACGCCACCTTCACTACCTGCGCCATATCCTCGGTATTCTCCACCTCGCCAAACTTGACCGATACCGATGGAAGGCGGATGGTAACCGCCTCCACCTCCACCGCCCATGCGCCCAGCAGAAGGGATACGCCCTTGTGCTGTCCACCTGTTGCGTCGGTTTTCCGCAAAATAGAGTTCACTGTTAACTTTGTCTGCAAACACAGCCCCCGTTGATGCACCATCCCATGTACCTGCCATTACATACCTAAACTTTGCATTGAGTAGCGACTAGAACCGCTAAATGAAGGGTCTACAAAACCATTACGGAACATCACAGGAGCACCCGACAACCATGAACGGTTTGTAGGGAAGTTGCGATCAATGTTTAAAACATCCATAATCCCCAAAGACTGCTTAACCATACCCCTTGAGTTTGTAAACAATTGTTGTGGCACTGCGGGGCGAATCTTCCTGATCGTGTCAGGGTCAGAGATAGCCGACTGCAATGCTTGGTCAACAAGCGTTTCAGAACGTGACTGGTTGGGCTTATAGGGATACTGAGGCATTATTTATTTTTGTTCCAAACAAGCCCATTTTCTGGGTCTTCTACGGGGCGGATGTGGCGAACATCGCTAGTTGGTACATGATATTGGTTACCAACGATCCCACCCCAACTGCCACCTCCAGTATCATGGGCTTGCATTGAGTCTGTAGAATCTCCACCAGTGCTTTCAGCACTGAACATATGGGTGCGCCCAACACTTCCCATGTATGTGCCTACATGCTCCCTACCAACTTTACGGTTTGGATGGTGTGCAGTGTTTTCTCCGTTAGCCATAATTATTCCTTATCTTTCTTTAAATTACTTCTAAACACAGGGTGGTCTGAAGGTAGATCTTTAAGTTTCATAATGTCAATAGGTTCGTCAATGCCTTCAACTTTTTCAGGCAACATTCCTATTGATGAAAGGAATGCAGGGTGGTTTTGCATAGGGTGTCCAAAGTTAGCGTAGACAACATTGTCTACACGCCTATTTGGATGACGGGAAGTGTCTTCACCTTTTGCCATGACTACCCTTTATATTTCTCGGGAGGTGTTGAAGCAAACTTTGTACGCACTGCTTTTGCAGTGTCCATTAAAGAGCCAGATTCTCTTATTGATGCTGCTTTTGCAGGATGCATTTTTGTGTATTCTGTAACTCTTTTAAACCCAGCACGATCAAGAGCAGTTCCAATGCCTTCAACGACATGACTACTATCTGCAAGACCACTAGCAGGATCTACCCCTTTTGTACCGTAACGATTTACGGCAGATTGTAATCCTTGCGCTAACGCAGTACCCCATTCTGCACTAGTGCGGGTACTGGGGACCATAGGAATAATCCCTCGCATAGGGACAACAGGGCGACGATTTGGGTGGTCACGAGTGTCTTCTCCGTTAGCCATAATTAGTCCTTATCTCTTTAGATACATTTTACCATTTAGCGCCAACGAGGGGCGAGAGACTTCAACATAGAACGACGCTCCATGCTAATTTCTTGAGCGTCTTTTCGGCTCATGTCTCGGGAAATCCCTCGGGGACCGACTTTGCCGTCATTAGTGAGGCGGACAGGTTCGGCACCTACTGGAGCAAACTTCTTACCTTTTGCTTCCATCTCTAAAGCAGTGAAAAGGTTGAATTCATCAGGCCAAATATAATCACTCTGATTAATCCTTTCACCTTTGTGAACACCACGGCTGTACTGCCGAGCGTTCATACGGCTTAAAGAACCAAGGATTTTGTCTTGGCGTCGGTTAGCCGACATAGTGCCAAGGTAACCATCAGGGTAGTTAGTGTCAGGCTGTGAACGGTACCCCGACAACTGGGAGTCTTTGGCGTTACGGAAAACTGGGGCAGGACCGTAAGCAACCGCCGAACCAGCCCCCGGGGCTTCTGAAGGGCTACTCCAAGAAGTAAATGTAGGGGTTTGCTGTGCCATTAGATGTTTACTTGTCCAATACCGCTAGGTGAGAAACCACCAATGGCGGAAGCACCAGTTGGCTCAATAGGGCGAATATGGTAACGAGCACCGCCACGCTCCCCCATCAAACGATTAGGGGTACGCATTGTTACTGCGGGCTGTACTTTCTTCTTTTTAGCCATTACCCGCCAAATTCGTCATCTCGGTGCAAGTTGCCACTCCATGTAGGCTTTTCCCATTTATGTGACATACGTTGACCTGAACTATAATCAACTCCTCCAAAGAAACTTGCCGTTCCCGCTTCTTCATCATGGTGAAAACTTGCATCGGATACGGAATATTGTGGTTTATGGTCATCACTGTAGGTTGTTACGTCATGGCGACCTTCTTTACCTGCGGTAGGGGTTGTCCTAATGTACCCACCACCTTTTAGTAGGTAGCGCCCACGACCTGACGGTGCAGAAGCAGCACCAGATTGTGGAGACATAGTTTCTTTAGAAAAGTTGCCATCTGTTATACGATGAGTATACAAATCAGATGGGAACTCATGCTTTGTAGGCCGATTTGAAGATGCGTCCCTAACCCACTCGTCAGCACCATTGTCGGCAGGTTGGGATGGTGCGCCATCACCTGCGTAAGGATAATCATTACGTCCTGAATAATGGTTTGAACCTGCACCGCCACGAATTTTGTTAAAAATGCCCATGATTACCTCTGTACTGGTTTGAATGAAATGGCAGAAATAGTTTCGCCATTATCACCTTGAATATCGTCAAAACCAATTATAAACGATAAATCAATACCTCGTGGTGCTACAAAACCACGAGCAATTGCTGCCGCTTTTGCGGCTTGGTTGACGGCAGATGCACCGATAGCCCGCATCTTTGGGGTGTGCCCTGCGTTGACTGAGCGGGCAAGAATAGACCCTACACTTTGGGGGTTGCTAGAACCTGATACTTTGATCACGTCCTCAACGATTGAATGCAGTTCTTGAGACATAAGTTACTCCTAGTAAAACAAAGATTGTGTTGCCCTTGTATTTTAGGAGTATTCAGCCTCAGTCAAGAGGTCAATAAAATCATCCAACCTCATCACAACATAAGTTTCACCTAACGCTTTTTCCCCTTTACCCTGTCTCTTCACGACTAGGGCTGGTACAGCGTTACCAAGGCGGGTAGCCTGCTCAACGGTGTCGTTAAGCCACTGGCTCAATTGGAACTGCTTTTGGTTCTTACATTGCACCGCTACTTTGCGAAGGGTAGAGTGACGGGCAATCCCGTTAATGTCTCCCGTATCGTTACCACCTGATAAAGCAGGACGGTGAGCGTGAATAAAGCCTTTAGAAATTAAATAATCTCTTACAAGTACCTCAAAGGATGTTCCTTTGGCTTTTGCTTTATTTCCCACGGTACCCTGCATCTTCTAATGCCTTTAAACCTTTGGGAGTAATCGCCCAAACATGTACTTCTACGCCTGCACGACTTTTACGTCTAAGTTCAGTTTCAAAAATATATCCAGCACTTTTAAGGTCTGACACTTTATTCCACCAGCCATACGTTTCTCGCCCTTCGGGAATATTTAAATAAACACCAGCCTCATCGGTGGTTAATGTTTTGTTTTCAGCAAAAGCAGCAAGAAACTCATAATGAATGCTTCCTTCTACAATTTTTATGTTTTTTGGCTTTGGTTTTTTACTAGATACCCCAACCTCTCCCAACAGTAACCTCAGACGTTCAATCTCGTCAGCGGCTTCTTTACAATCTGCTACTTTAGGCAGTTTGCGTAAACGCTCAACAATATCAACCATTTGGGATCATCCTTTTTAGACGCTTGACCTGATGTTCCAAGTCCTCTATCTGCTTAATCATTGCTTTCCAATCATCACGAAACCTGTTGCGGTCTTCAATAAGTTTTTCTATCTCAATACCTAGGTCACGGTGGGCTAGTTCTATGTTGCTTCCTTCACTCACTTTTGCTTTTCCTTTTTGTCTGCTTTTTGGATAGTTAACTGTGGCATATCCTTCAAGAATGTTACCTCTCTCACGCAAACCACGGCAATACGCCATCCATGCTTCTTTAGAGGCTTCATTCATCTCTCCCCATGAGGTAAAGACAATGCCTATCTCGGGGTCACTTCCTACTGCCATTTAGTCCCCTGAGTAGTTGTTGATGCTGTGTTCTGTGTAGGTGTCCCCGCATGCACAAGTATGCGTATAAAGAATGTTCCAAGTTCCAAGAATCTTGTTCCTGTCTCCCTGTTCTGTAACTTCGTACTTGTGGAAATGTGTCGTTGCGATGTATTCCATTGCTTCTGCGTGGGTTGCTTTTTCGTTTCGGTAGCGAAACTGCTCGTACGCTAAAGCATGTGGGGTCGCTAAAACTTCTATAACTTCTGCTATGTGTACATCGGGAAACCGCTGGATTGTACGCAATGCAAAGTTTTTGATGTCTCCTATAGTGCCAGTAATGTTGGGTTCTCCAAAATAGATGTGAACAAACTCATTCCACTTTTCAGGGCAACTATATGCCATACGCATGAGGTATTCCAACTGTTGGCGACGGTCAAAACTCAGGAAGTTTGGGTACCGTGAGCCATTCTCTATTTCCCATGAGTGTAAAACGCTGTGGCAAACAGACTGTGCGTTTTGAACAAGTTTGTTAAACTCACGTTTATCTTCAGGAATAAGGACGGGGAACAAATTGAGCATTTTGTCTAGGTTTAGTTTGGTTTGTGTGTGCATGAGTACACAGTACCAACTGGGTGTAACAAAGCAAACCTCTACGGCATATATTTTGAATGACGGCGTTCTTGGGGAGCCATAGATATGCGACGGCTGAGTTCCCGAGAAAGGAGTTGGGCACCACGTTCACAGCGTTCAAATACAGAATCAACCAATTTACGATATGCCCGTGCCTCAAGGTGTTTGTTTTGGTACTTGATGACTTCAGGGTCTACGTCACGACGAGCCTTGGCAAGAGTAACGGTGTCGCCTTTGGTGGTGATCCCCCATTGTCCAATAAGTATCTCTGCTTCTACAACCTTGAGATCATTAGCAGAGCGCTCTTCAATGATCTCTGCCTGCACTAGTTCTGATTTTGCGAAAGACATCCACCCCATGAAAACACGGTAGACCTCCATCAAACTAGCGTCTGATAACTCGTCTAGGTTCTCCGGAATCTCCGGCATCTCCACTATCGGACGGTTGGGGAGGCTGAAGTTCTCGTTGAACTTCTCCATCGTTGACTTCGGGCGTGAACTGATCACTCGTCTCGTCTCTAGTTCCATAATCTCTCCAGCATGTTTTTGAGTAGGGGCATTGTTTGCATGTTTTGTTTTTTTCATCCTCTATCCACGCTGGGCGCATGGGAGGAATACCTGATGCTACGCACTTCTTTACCATTACACAAGCGCTAAGGATAGGTTCCACAAGTTCGGGCATGAACTTAACAGTGAATTCTTTTACTTCTTGTGTGGCTTTCCACTCATACAGAAAAACTAAATCGTGGATGCCTGTGGCATGCATGTACAGCATCGCTTGACGAACGTGCGAAGGAAAAGGTGTGCGAAGTTTCTTCCACATCTCATCGCCGTTGCCATTGCATTCTTTATACAGGTCGTAGTTCTCAAAGCGAAAGGTGCCGACTCCTAGGCTCTTGATTTCAATGAGCATGTCTTTACCATTGATGTTTACATGCCCGTCTGCGTGACCTAACAGCAAGTGGTCATCGTCTGATATCGGAAGTTCGGCTTTAACCATTACGCCTGCTTCAGTCAGCCAATCCTGCCATTTACGGTGGATGAGGTGACCTTCTTCAAACACGTTGAGACGTTGAAAAGTAAACGACTCATCGTTCTTCTCATAGCCTTTAATGGTGTACCAAGACGAGCGAGGGCACCAGTCCTTCTTACAGATCTCTGAAGGGTGCAGGTGCTCTGTGTCTCGTGTTGACTTGAGGCGCTTTTCAATGAGCAGTTGATGTACAACTGGTACCAATGTGCCATTGGCTGTTAAAGACTTTTTAAACTCTTGTAGGTACCACGGTGTGTCAGTCATCTAAGCCTGCCATTGTGATGAAGTCATCTTCAGGAATGATGACGTAACGACGCCCACCGAGATCAAACTGTAGGACAGGTGTACGGTCTTCCAAGATGGCTCGCTCACGCAACTCCACTAAGTCAGCGGACTTGATGGTGTAACTCTTCTTGTTGTCGGTGAACTTGTTCTCTAGGAGAAACTCATGTGAACGTACATCGTTTTTACGAAGCCATCCTGAACCTGAGCCAGCATTGCGACTGCCTTTGTATAAGTCGGCTGTCCTGACCTCTTGCTTTTTAGAAGTCTTCATTATTTGGCGTTGGTTCATACTGGTTCGGGAATACCTAACTTGGTGTAGACGTCGTGCTTAATTTCTTTTTGCAACATGATGTCTTCACGAAAAGCGGCAAGTACTGCATCTTTACCCTGCCACTTTTGTGAACCGTAAGAATAGAACGCACCGGCACGGGTGATGATGTCATATGTAATACCAATGTTCACCATGTCTTTGATGACGTCAAAGTCACCAAAACTAAAACCTTGCGACTGTGTGAAGTAGAAGTCAATAGTCGCTACCTTCTGAGGAGGGAACGTCTTGTTCTTAATGGTACGTGCCTTGATGGTTTGTCCGACTGTTTCATCTTTGTCTTTCAACCATTCGTCACGCTTTACTTCAACACGAGCAAAGTAATGAAAGTTCTTAGCCTTACCACCGGGGGTTGTGCGGTTGTCTCCCCACATAACGCCAATTTTCTCACGCCACTGGTTAATGATGATGCCTGTGCATCCACGGTCTTCATCAATGAGTGAACGACGCTGTGCTTTAGAAGACTTGCGAAGGAACTTGCCAGTAAGACGAGCGCCTAAACCAACAGTGAACTCTTCCATGAGTTTCTCTGCTTCATCGTCAGGTACTAACGCTGGTAGTGAGTCAATGACAATCATGTCTACTGCACGATTAGCCAACGCTTTGATGACAAGATCGTAAACGTGCTCCATGATGTTTGCTTCAACAACCCACAAACGCTCTAGGTCTACACCGATAGCACGGGCGTACTCAGGTACATACTCTTCAGCGGCTACCCACATCGCAACAAAGTTAGGATCTTTAAGTTGATTAGCGGCAATGGTCTTGTAAGCAAGAGCAGTTTTACCTGACGACTCATCACCAATGATTTCACTCCATTGGTTCATAGGCCACCCACCACCAAGCATAAGGTCATACGCAAGTACGCCAGTGGTGATACGTGGGAGTTCGTCTTTTACACAGTTGCCTTGGATGATGACACCGTCACCATACTTCTTGTTTACGGACGCAATAATAGATGCGAGTGATTCACGGGTTGATGACATATGGTTCCTTAACTAATCCATGAGCCTTGGCTGGCTTGGTCATACATACCATTCCAACCACACTCATAGCAACGAGGTGCGGGAGAAGCGCCATTGACTGACGTTCCCTGTCCTTTTCCTGTTCGTGTGAATACATACGAACTTCCGCAATCAGGACATGATCTATCTTCTTTACGAGCGGCTTCACCGCCGTTTGTCAATCCTCGCTGAAGTGCTTCAGTGAAGTTTTCGGGGGGTGGGCTATTGTCTGAACGGCTTGTACGACCTGACGCAGGGTGAGAGGCTTGTTGGGACTGCGGGAACCTAATTGGGACCTCAGTTGGGGGTAATGCAGGCTTAGGTGTCGTTGGGCGTTCGCCTGCCAGTTTTTTTGACCACCAGTCACTCATAGTCCTCACTGTCCTCGTCGTCGTCGGAAAAGAAATCTTCTAACATGATAACGACTTTATCGGAGTCAATCAACTTATTGGTGATAGCAATTCCAAAAACTGTAAGGATTTCTCGCAACTCATCTGAGTTAGATCCCAACTTATCAAAGTGTTTTAAAAACCTGATAAACCAGTCAGAGCCTTCAACAATCTCTTGGTAAATCTCTGTAGCCACAAAGATGCCCCAGCGAGTCATCACATCAGTTTTTTCAATCTCCTGTACCTCTTCAGAAGGTGGGGGGAACCCCATCTCCTGTGCGTAGTACTGCCCTTCAGGGGCAGAGAGCATAAGGTAGAACATTCGTTTATCTATTGCGTTCATCAGCCTTTTGCCTCCGACCATGAGCCAGCGACATCGCAGGAGACCTTTAGAGGCACACCTCTGATGATCTTGCCTTCTCCCATTGCATCAATGAACTTGGGAATCAGTTCATAAGCGGTTTCTTGAGGCACAGCGGCTACAAGTTCGTCGTGTACCTGTACTAACATGTGGGTGTCCGTTCCTTGTAAATCTTCTGCTACAGAGATCATAGCCCGTTTACAGATGTCAGCGGCACTTCCTTGAACTACAGCGTTTACGGCTTGGCGCTCTGCACGAGAACGCTTTTCGTCATCAGAAGAGCGCAGGTCAGGGAGCCTTCTATAGCGCCCTGCCATCGTCTTCACGTACCCCTTTGCTTTGCCTTGCGAGATAACTTGACGCTTCCACTTGGTGATACCTGAGAACTGCTCGTAGTACTTGTCAATCATGTACTTGGCTTTCTTCTCTTCCAGCCCTGTAGTGCGAGCCAGTTTCATGTACCCACCACCGTAAGCGGTAAGGAAGTTGGCGCCTTTCCCAATCTGACGTTCTTCAGAAGTAACGTCGTTTACGTCCTTGTCAAACAACAGAGCAGCAGCACCAGCATGAATGTCAATGCCGTTGGTAAAGATGTTCATCATCTGCTCGTCTTGTGAGTACATAGCCATTACACGCAACTCAATTTGGTCGTAGTCAGCCACCATAAGGGAATAACCCGGAGGCGGAATAAAAAGACTGCGAACACTGGAGTCTCGTGGGATGTTCTGAAGGTTGGGGTCACTAGATGACAACCGACCTGTGGCTGTGCGGTGCAAGTGAAACGACGGGTGCAAACGTCCCTTGTTAAGTTTCGGCAACAGCCCATCAACATAAGTTGATTTAAGTTTCTGCGTTTCAGACCAATCCAACAGAAGTTGAATGGCTGGGTGATGGTGCGCTAATCGCTTTAACGACTCAGCGTCAGTAGACGGGGAGCCTTTAAGGGTGGTCTTGAAAGGCTTAAGCCCCAAACCACCGTCACGCTTTTTATTAAACAAAAAGTCTTGCTTGTGCTTGGTGGAGTCAGGGTTGAAACCAATGGGAGCGTACTCAGATAGCGCAAGCAACGTGTCACGCATCTTGGCGTCCAACTCTTTACCCAACACCTTAAGTTGGCGGGAGTCAACTGGGATGCCGTTGTTCTCCATCTGCATGAGAACACTGAGCACCTGACTGTCCTGCTGGAACACACGGATCAAGTCTTCTTGATTCTTTATTTGATTCCAAAGGCGGTTGTACAACATCCATGTCCAACGCACGTCAAGGTGCACGTAACGTGTTGCTGAATCAAATGGAACAATGTCAATAATCTTTCCCAACTTCCCTTCACGGGCGTAAGCGCTGTGCTTGTCGTAGTTGGCGGTAATGAGGTTCTCTAGCGAGTACGACATCATGTTCTCGTTCAGGCTGTGCTGAAGAATCATGGTGTCCGCATAAGGACCGGGCGGGATCTTCTCGTAGTACTTAGAGATAGAACGAGCGTCAAACTTTACGTTGTGCCCAATCTTTAATAGGTTGCTAAAGAACAAAGGCTTAAGCGCTTCAAACACAACTGAGCGTGACAACTGCGGAGGCGCAGGGCTGTACACGGCTGGCTTGTGATAGCGAGCCTTAGCAGTGGACTCCTGTCCACTCTTCAAAACCTTACGGTAGCCATCAGGAGGCACTGTGGTGCCGTCACCGATCTCTTCAGGCTCTAGGAGGTAGCCGAGGTTGTGTCCCATTGGGATTGCCCATGAGTGTCCTCGTGTTGCAAGACCGATCCAAAACACTTCATTACGAAGTGGGTCAAGTGCAAGCATGCTCCTGTATTTAGACTCAATGTTTTCCCGTGCACGCTGAACGATGTCAGGTGAGGGGTTCTTTAATTTGGAAACGTGATGTTTCCAGTCAGCCTCAATGTGTTCAAGCAAGTCAGGGTGACGGTCAAGTATCCCTCGTGTTTCAACGTCAAATACAAAACAACCCTCTTGTTGAATAACTGCAATGAGTTCTTTAATTTCTTCTATAGAAGACACAACATGGGGCGCAGAGCGCCCCATGTCATGCGTAATTGGTTCAGTCACAACTAGTTTTAATCTAGTTCTTCATCAGCAATACGTACAAGATCTTTGCGCTTTGGAATTGCGATGATCTCGTTTGTGTACTTCTCGCTCAACAATGAAGCAAAAGTTTCATCGCTGATATAAGAGAGTCCGTACTCTTCAAGGTCACGTTCACGTACCAACTGCAAGTTGGTGACGGTAGTTGTACCTTTACCTGTTTTGGACACTGCCCAGTAGTGCTTGCCGAGGGGGCCTGTGCGCTCATTGTTGTTGAAGTTCTTCAACTGGTCAATGACTCGTGGACCAATCTCAAATGACTTGAGCACTGGTTCTTCACCTTCGGAAAGAAGGGCAATGTTGAAAGCAAACCGACTAGAAGGTTTGTTGCCTGCATTGCACAGTGGGCAATCTTCTCCAAGGCAAACAAATGACTTCTGTCCAGTGCGCTCAATCCAATGCTGACGCCATGAGGCGAATGGAGCATCTTCAATGAACTTGATGATCTGTGGATCGTCAGTCACAGTCAGACGTGAAGCGTATGCAGAGTCAGATACCTTTGTCTGCTCTACGCCTGCCCAACCTGAACGTACAACTTTACGAACTTTCGCAGGTGGCAAGTCGTCTTCGTCGTCGTCGTCGCTGGACTGGGGAGTTGGTGTGGCACGCTTGCGAAGCGTTGGAAGATCTTCATCTTCCTTCGTAATTTTGCGTGCTACTGGCTTTTGGAATTCTTGTTCGTCGTCTTCAAAGTCGTCAAACGTCATGGTCTTTGCTTCTTTCTTATCTTGGGTAATTGGTTTTGATGTGTTCTTTAAACTGAACCCATTGGGGTTCTTTACTGTCTATGCAAAAGCGTTCAACAGCGTCAATCAGGAAATCTACCTGCTCAAGGCTGTAAAGCCTACGTCCTTTTGCAGGTTTTTCTCCAAAGTGCACTCCGTTGGGAGCAGGCGTACGATACATCGCTTTAGGTATCCAACCATTGGATTCCCACATGCGTATCGTAACTGGCTTCCGCAGAAGTGCTTTTGCTAAACCACCAACAGTGAAGAAAGTTTTCTTCTCACCATTGATGGTGTAGGTCTTTGCCTTTGCACCGTTGTAACGGTCGCTGGCTTCAACATATACCGACTTTTGATTAGGTCGGTTTTTGGGCGGGCGGGTACCCGGAAAGTCGGGCAAGTCGCCAAACAGTTCCAGTGGGTCTTTCATACCTTAAATGCCCATGATTCTTTCTCTTCGTAAAAGCCTTGCACAACGGGAGCCAACTCTTTGTGCTCCCATGCAAGCGCAAGCATCTTACTTTCACTTAAGACTTCTACAACCTCTTTAACGTCTTCCCAAAATCCATTTGCTTCTGCCCACTCTTTAGCAGCAGAAGTGTTAAATGAACGAGAGACACGGCGCTCACGCTTTAGTTGCATGCCTTCAATCTCTACCCAGCGGTGACCTTTGTCGTCAACGACGCCGTTGGTATCAATGTATGCAGACAGTTCTTTCTTCATTGCATCTTGGCGCTTAGTCAGCGCTTCAATACCTTCTTTAGACTTTTTGAATTCTTCAGCAAGCCTTTTGATGTACGCAGGGTCTTGTGCTGGTTGGTCTTGTCGTTTGATTACTCGTGGTGTTGTCATCTCATACCTCTGTGTTTGTTAGAAACTCGGAAAGAGATCCGAGGCTCAGTTGGAAGTTACCTTGTGTGTCGTACCCTTTGTCAATAAAGGCTTCGTTAATTTTTCTTTTTTGCTGAAGCATTTCGTACTGACGTTCCTCTATGGAACCTTTCATTACGAATGAGGTAATAGTAACGTGGGGGTGTACAGATGACAACCTGATTATTCGTGCTTCTCGTTGATCCAATTTACCGGCAGACCACGGGAGGTCAAAAGAAATGAGATAGTTGGCTTGGGGCAAGTCAACTCCATACCCTCCGGCGTCGGAAGATAAAAAGATACGACAATTTGGGTCTGACTGGAATCGTTGTTTAGCGGTGTCTCGTTCTTCTGCACCCATTCCACCCATGAAGAGGACGCTGTCCGCAATACGTGCAGTTGCGTCCTTGATAAGCCGTAGGTTCTTTTTAAAGAACGAAAATAAAACCACTTTGTTATTTGGGTCTTCATTTAAAACGTCCTTAATGTATTCAATTACAGCATCTAATTTTGGGGAAGCCGCATTGGTCGGAAGGATGCCACCTTTAATAACTTTGTCAGCGTACGCACTGCCTTCGTTGGAAGCAGGGTCGTTGTACAGCGATGCAGATGCTCGTACCAACTCAGCGTTGTCACACAACATACGGAGCACCGTAAGGCGAGCCATGATCTGCCCTTGCGCCTCGTTGCCATCTTTACCGTTGTAGTGAGACCATAGGTCAAACCCACGACCGTGTTGCGAGATCGCTTTTTGAATCTCTTGCAAAAGGTCTCTAGCAATAACCTTGTACGCCGATGCGCCTGCCTTGTCAAAAGGCACAGGGATTACTTGACTAATGACTTTAGGCAATTGGTCTGCAATATCTTCTCTTGTCTTACGCACCATTGATTCCCCAAGACTGTCATTGAGTTGCTTGAGGTTGCGGTAATGCTTTGGTTTACCAAAATGGTCACGCACAATGAAGGTGCGATCAAAAACGTCAAACTTACCAAGGACAGTAGGGTCTACAAACTGCATGATGGAAAACAACTCTTCAGGCTTATTCTCTATCGGTTGTCCTGTTAATGCAAAACGGTAATGGCATTTACGACTTAAGCGTTTAATTAAACGAGATCGCTTAGCCGATGGAGATTTAATAATGGTTGCTTCATCTATGACCATTGCGTCGTACCCAATTTTTAAGAAATACGCCTCGTCTTTAGTAAGCAGTTCAGGGTTAATGATGGTGTAGTGGCAATTGAGAGAAGTGCGCCACAAGGTTGCACGTTCTTTTGGAGTGCCGTCAATAACAACAACACGAGACGTCGTAAACTTTTTAATTTCACGCATCCACTGGTATTTGAGGGAAGACGGAACAATTACAAACACACGATCTATTTCTTTTGTGTCAAGTAACTCTTCTATCGCAGACAATGTCGTAGGTGTCTTGCCCGCACCCATGACCATGGCAAGAAGCATCTGCCCACGGTCAACCATGCGATCTTTAGCGTCCTCTTGAAAAGGGTACAGAGTGCCTACAAAAGTCACTGCAACCACCAAGGAATGATTGAAGCACCAACTACTGAGTCGTATATCTGTTCGTCAGTCATCTCACCGATGTCTTTAGCATCGGGGGCTTTGCTGTAGTCCAGCCAAAACATTCCACCCTTCAAGCGAGGCATTTGTTTTAGCAACACCTTTGCTGAAGAGATACCGGCCTTGTCGTTGTCCATCGCAATAATCACACGGTCTGCAACCTCCGGAATTAAACGAAGTTGCTCTTTGCTTACAAACGCTCCAAAGGTAGCAAGAGCCTGCATGCCACTGAAGGATGACGCAAAGCGCACAACGTCTAGCGGGGACTCCACAAGCACAGCGGTCTTTGCGTAGAAGCGCTCAATGCCGAACAACGTCACGCTCTTTTTAACTCCGGTGGGGACGTTGTTAAACCACCCGTTTCCTTTCTCTTGCCAACCAAGGAGTTCTCCTTCGGCAGACACGATAGGAATAACAAGGGCTTTCTTTTCATTGTTCCACTTCACGCCATATGACCGCACAATGTCGGGGTCTAAGTTGCGACGAGCGGAAACCTTTGCAGGGACATTCTCAAACTTGTTGTATGCCAACCAGTCAACGTCAGGCTTGTACTCAACACGTTCAGGTGAAGTCAACTGACGCATGCCCGACTCCATCAATAAACGGTGCGCCGTCATGGTGTCTTCAAAACTGCCAGTGAGTTCCGCAATCAAAGATGAGAGTGTGCCTTTAGCACCGCATGAGAAACAAATCCAAAGACCTGTCTCTGCGTTCATTGACCATGATGGAGAGTTGTCGGCTTTACCAACACGCTTAATGTGTACAGGGCATCGCCCTACAATCTCTGCTCCACCACTTCTTGTGAGTTCTATGCCAAGGTTGGCAAGCACATCGGTGATGCTAGTAATACCAGTTGTCGCTTCCGCTGTCGTCATTTGCTTCTGTATCCTCATCTATCTCAGTAAAGTCCATGTGTTCCCAGTCCCACTTGATTCGCACTTCACCTTTAGGAGCAGAGCGAGCCAAAATAACTCGGATGATTGATTGGTTATCTATGTCAGGGTCTGATTCAACACCTAGTACAAGATCGGAGTCTTGTACGAAAGATGATGAGTACCCAATTGAATCAGATGTTACCTGACGTGATTTCTTATTCCCCAACTTCCAAGCAAGAACTTGTGTCGTGCATATGATTGGTATTTGGAATCTCTGCGCCATTCTCTTCAGTGAACGTGTGATGTTGGTAAGCGCTTGGGGGCTTCCCTTTGGCTCACCGTTCTCATCGTCCATAAGGTAAACACCGTCAACAATTAGAAGTCCCGGGCGGTGTTGCTGTACTTTGCCAGCAAGCGCACTTACAGTTGTTAGTGACGAAGTATCTTCCGTCATATAAAACTCGTGCATGTTACGACGAGACTTCAAGGCTTTCTCTACACGTTGCATCTCTGCTGACGACAGGTTGCCGTGCATGATGTTTTTATGGGCTACACCTGAAATCAAAGAGTCGTAACGAGCGGCTTGCTCATCAATACTCATTTCAAAAGAAACGTAGAGAGGGCTGATGCCGTGGTTGTGAGCAGCGTTAGCCATGATAAGTGTAATCATTGACTTACCTTTTTTGGCTTCACCAACAAAGGTAACAAGTTGTTGTGGACGTAGTCCAGCAGTGATCCTGTCCAAACCGTAGAACCCAGTAGGCATTCCACGAAGAGCGTTAGGTGTGTTACGCATCTCTTCGTAGTTAGCAAGGCGTACTTCCCACGAAGTAATTAAGTCAACATCACGTAGACGTGCAACTGCTACCGATGCTTTCTGTAGACCAGCGCTAAGAAGTTTGTAAGCCTCATCAACGTCATTCTTTTTAAGGACGGTAACTGCTTCAGTCATCGCCTCTTGGATGTGCTGTTGCTTGTACTCTTTGTAGAGTTCGTCAATGAGTGCGGGGAACGGTTCGTTCTCCGTGTTGATTAATTTGGTGTCGCCGTACTCTTGTTTAAACGCACGAGCAGTAGGAACCGTTTGGTATTCGTTCCAATAGTTAATAACCCATAGCCAAATGTCTGACCATTCACCATTGAAGTGATCGGGACGTATGCCTGCGTTAAGTATCTCAGACATGTCTCCAGTCTGAATGACCTTGCTAACAAGAAGATGTTCTGTAGAAGCCATTAGAGTGTCCATCCACGGTCGCTGGCAACTACTCGTGCTCGTAAACCAATGATCTGAGCAAGTTCATCCGTAGGTACAAGGATAGTGCGTATAGAACGGTTAAAGCGCAGGTCATATTCAAGAAATGTTGCATCTTCGTAGTAACTAACTGGAACGGACACGCCTTTGCGAGAAAGCCAGCGTTCAATTGGTGCAACAGCATCTTCTCCTAGAAACGTGTAAACCTCACACCCAACGCCTAAGCGACTGGTTGTGTCAATCATTGACTTGAGAGGAAGTTCGTTTGCTTTCCATCGTGGAAGGTCTTTCTCCCATTTTGGAGACTGCGATGTAAACACTTGACGAAGACTGCGGTCGGGAGGTGTAGCGAGGACACCTTCAAAGATGATGCCGTAGCCACGGGTGTCATAAGACATCAAGTCATTGCCCTGCATCTAGTCCTCCAATCCGATAATCAATCCCAGCGGTACGCAATGGGTATGTAGACTGACGGAGGATAGAGGCAATGCGCTGAGTAAACAACCCTCCAATTTTATCAATACGTTCTGACGACGTAAAGATCGTAGGAAGTTGTGTGTCGTAACGTGACTGTATGAGGTCGGCGGTCATCTTGATCATGTAGTCCGTTACACGGTCAGCATTGAAGTTGTCAATCACAACAACGTCGTAGGTGCGCCGTGTGTACTTAAGCAAATTCTCTTCGCCGTACATCTCAGGAAGTTCGCCATCACGAGAGTCGTAAACCATCTCACAAAACATGTCGTACGTTAAGAATAAACCACTCAACTCGTGTTGCTTGATTACTTCTTTAAGAGTTGCCACCGCAAGGTGTGTCTTACCTGTTCCAACATCTCCGGAAATATAAAGACCCATGCCTTCCTCCATGTTCTGAGGCATGTTGCTTACCCACTTATGGAGGGCTTTAACAAGTGGCTGTGTGGCGGTCGTTGTTTCAAAACTATCAAAAGAGCATGAGCGATACCGTGGAGGTACCCGCAAGTTCTTTAGGCGCTCATCTAGGGGCCTATTACGCCAATACTTGGCGCTCTTCCATTCACTCATGTTCATCTCCTGCGATTGAGGAAAGAAGGTTGCTAAAGAAGACGGTCATCAACTTCAACTTCATTATTTCCTTCTGTGGTTGTTGCTCGTTGTACTAAGTCAGCGTACTTGTCAATATCCGAAATAAACGCTCGCCATGGTGCAATGTGTGATGGGAGTGGTCTACGGGTAATTGCTTGTACGAAGAGGTCAATCATCCCACGAATCTGTGCGCTTGTAAAGTCCTTGTCGTGAAGTGTCTTAAAGTACTTCAACATCACGGGACCGTTTACGTTTGCGCCGATCCTTTTCATGTCTACGGGTATTGTTTGATTAAAATATAAGAGGAGACCTGTACGAGAATCGGGTTCGTGCTGGCGTTTCTTCTTGGGGGAGTCTTTAGGTAGTTTTGGGTTCTCGGGGTCATCCCCAATTGCTGTCCCCCAGTCGTCGGGAACCCTACTCATCTAAGAGTCTCCCATCAACAAAAACCCCGTCTTTCAGAAAATCTGCTTTCTTGTTTTTTTTAGTCTTGTTCTTTAGTATTGTTTGGGTGTCTGTGGAGTCACCCCCGGGGGTGTCTGTGGAGTCACCCCCCAGTGTCTGTGGAGTCACCCCTACCAGTGACTCTGGTGTCACCGGTGACTCTGGAGTCACCCCTAGTTGAACCTTCGGATTATTGAAGTTTACGTAGTAACAATTCGTCAATTGGCGGTTGTTTCTCTTCCGCTCGGCTTTCTCAATAATGCCGATTTCCGCTAGGCGGTGGATAGCCCTGATGACTGTCCGCTTGTTGCACCCCATTTGGTCAGCAATGTGCTGGTAAGAGGTGGTCAGTTGCTGGGAGTCATTATCCATGTACTGTAGAAAGAATAACAAAACGGTGTTCGCAACATGGTCTCCTCCCGTGTAATCCAACACCCATCGGGGTACTGGGAGGAAGGGTCCTCCAAAGGTCGCCTTTTTCTTTACCATTTATTCTCCTTAGGTTGACTGCTTGTAGGGATGTCATGATACACTCCTTGTCAACCAAGGGTACATGTGTGTGCATTTATTTCCTAGGTTGATTGCTCAGGTGAATGGCTGGATATTGGCAGAAACTGTATCCAGCCATTTGCCATTTATAGGGTAAAATGGGGCATGGCTAAAAAAGACGTGTGGGATAAACCAAACCCCAAGAAAAAGTCAGACAAGTTGACTCCTGAGCAAAAGTCTGAAGCAAAATCTCGTGCTAAAAAAGCAGGACGTCCTTACCCAAATCTTGTAGACAATATGGCTGTGTCCAAGAAAGGAAAGAAGTAATGGCAACTAAGAAAGATCAAAAACCAGCAACTATTTCTGCTGGCGGCGCACCTCATGTCATTTATGAAAAAGATAAGAAGATAGTTGCAGACCATCTTGGTAAAACTAGTGGAAAAAATGACAAGATCAATTTAACTAAGGTTGCTGGTGCAAAAACAGTTAAAGAAGGAGTTGCTGCTACTAAAGGTTGGCATTCAAAGCACCCTCATAAGAAAGGAAAGAAGTAATGGCTGTTAAAAAATCTGATGCGTGGCAACGCAAAGAAGGAAAAAACAAAGAGGGCGGGTTAAACGAAAAAGGACGCAAGTCCTACGAAAAGGCCAACCCCGGTAGTGACCTTAAGCCACCTGTATCTAAAGAGCAGGCTAAGAAGTCTCCTAAGTCTGCGGCTCGTCGTGAATCTTTTTGTGCTCGTATGGAAGGCATGAAGAAGAAAAACACTTCATCTAAGACTGCCAATGATCCTGATTCACGCATAAACAAGTCACTTAGAAAATGGGATTGTTAATGTCTAAGTTGACTGACGCTCTCAAAACAACTCTTGCTGATACCGTCACAATGTACTTTGTTGCACACGGTTACCATTGGAACGTAGAGGGTCAAGACTTTAGTCAATACCATGCACTCTTTGCAGAAATCTATGAAGACGTTTACTCTGCTGTAGACCCACTTGCAGAAGACATCCGTAAGTTGGGGGAATACGCTCCATTTACCTTGAGCAAGTTCATTGACCTTCGCACAGTGGAATCAAAGGACGTTGATCCTTCTCCTAAGGCAATGGCAAAAGCCCTGCTCACTATCAACGAAGGTCTTATTAAAAGCGTTAATCTTGCTTTTAAAGCAGCCAACGAAGCCAATGAACAGGGCATTGCAAATTTCCTTGCAGAACGAGATGACATGCACAAGAAATGGGCATGGCAACTCAAAGCATCAACTAAGTCCTAATATCAATCGTGCTTCTGCCATAGTTGCAGGCGTAGATACAACAGTTCCATTAGGCATAACTACTGTGATCATGCACTCTTTGTCATCAGATGTTTGGATGCTTTCACGCACTGGGTATGGGGTTGTAGACACACTTTTGACTTCAGGTACTTCTGGAATGTCACCCAACAAATGATTAATAATTTGCTCTTTGGACATGTAAGACGCATCAATGTTTTGATTCTTAGCACTCTTCTTTAGAACGCTAATTGGCATGTCTTGCAATTCCTTTTTAGTAAAAGGCTCTATCTCTACTTCTTCTTTTTGCACTTTTTCCTTAACTTCCGTTACGTCTGTCTCAACGACAATTGGAACAAGACCGTTGGTTAAGTCTTTTATTTCAATGCCAAGGTCAGTTGCGGTGAATACAATGTTTTCCATCTCTTCATTGTTTTCTTCATCCCACAACAAAAGCAAAACGCCTTTGCGCTTTTTAAGTTCTTTGAGAAAGAATTCAACATTTAAAGATTTGTTTGACACAAAGTGCAAAGCGTTTTCCATCAACGCTGTACTAGTTTCAGTGTTGTGCACCACGGTGTATGGAACTTCATGATCAGTCAACCAATCATGAACTCTTGCTTCTGAAGCGCTCAGTTTGTGTACACCGTAGACAAAGAACTCGTTGTCTTCGCCAAGTTCGTTTAATGCATCTTCAATTACATTTTTTTTAGTTGAGCCAGTGCCCAAAATTCCGTATGTTGCTAACATGTGCTTGTCCTTATTTGATTGATTTGCGGTGTGCCATGTCCCCAAGGAAGGTGACTAGCCTCATTAAACCATGGCATGCGCTTGCAATAGTAGCGATTACTAAACCTGCTGTCCATTTATTTGGAACATCAAGAATGAAGGACACACCATATGCAAGAACAGTAGCCGCAGTTACTTTTACCCAAGGCATTGCTTCTTTAGGGGTTAACACATCTAAGATGTGTACTGCTTTGTATACTGCTAAACCTGCAATTATATAAATCATGCCTGCCCGGGGACACAATCGTACGTAATTGTGTATTTAGGTGAAACCCCACCTAACAATGTAACTGGCAAAATCTTAGGAAGCAACCGAGTCAAAGCATCTTGTGTCTTTTGACGGTTTGCTGTATATGTGGACAATGAAACGTGTTGACTAATTTTCCACAGGTGGTCAGAAGATTGGTTTTGATATAAGTTTCCACCAAAGATAGTGTTGCCATCAAAGTAGGTACCAAAGTTATTTGGCTCTACCATCCAATAATCTAAATTAATTGTTTGCCCAGCGTTTAGTTTAAAAACAAATACTGGGTAGTAGTTATTTTTTGAGGACACTGCCTTCATTTGGTATGCATAGCGGTTTTCACCCAACGTATTTTGACTTACCGCCACAGTGCTCCCCCATGATGACCACGAAGCGCCAGTATGCCAAAGAGGTTCATAAACAACGTCGTAGTTACCAGTGATCTCCATAGACATGTAATAAGGAACAGTAGGTGAAACAGGTGCAGTTATCGTAGAACGTACTGCTACTTTGGTTGCAGTTCCTCCACAAGTAATGCTGATGCCATATGGGTTTGCGCTATTTACAGTTACACTGTTTTCTGAGGCAACAGTCCAGTTACCTTCGTTAACAAAACGAGGGTTACCAACTAAGTTAGCCCTTTGAGAATGTACAAAAAAACTGTAATAAGGTGCGGCACCAGCAACCACCACATCTACTGCTCCACCACTTACGGCAGTTAAGTAGCCTGTTATTGCCTCAACAGTTCCTTTTTTGCGCCGAAGGTGTCCAATGTCGTGTAGTAACGCACGGGTTCTTGTTACTCCAACGTCATTAACGGACACTTCTAGCCCAAGCATTTTTGCCAACTGATCTACTGCTTCAGCCTCTGCTAAAAGTGGATCGTATTGGGTCATCACAGCATCTATGAGAGTGCGTGTGGTGTCTAGTTCAAACCCAAAAGTACTTACAAATTTGTACAGTGTTGAGTCATCTGCTTCTCTATAGTACTTAGGAATACGCTTCCATAAATCTTCTGAACTTCCGTAGTTGTTAGGTACAAGGGTTTCTAGACTTACTAATTTATTATAGTAATAAGTACCGTTTACTCCGCTTTCGTTGTAATACCCAAACAACGAATAATACGCCCATTTACCAGACGTTGGTTCGTACACAGTTTGGGGGCCTGCATCTGTAGTTATTACATAAGAAGATTGGTGAGTGTAAAAAGAGTCAGTGCCACTAGATGAATAAATAACTACGCCATCTTTAACCGTTTCGGGATACCCTGTTTTTGAATAAACAATTGTTATTCCTATTAATTTAGTTTCTCCTCCCAACACGTTTTCTATGGCAGTGAAGTTTTCCGAAAGAGTCCAGTTTAAAATAACACTGTTATACGACAAAGCATTTGCTTCAAAAACAGATTCTGGACTAGTGGGGACATCTATAATAATGTTGTCAGACCGAAGAGCAGAGTCTTGGTCAACGCTTATAGCACCCGCTTGTGTTTGTAGACTGCTGGTTCCACGGTTAAATGAACCAACGCCTACTACTTCACCACCAAATGTATTGCGCCGAAGATTAAAGGAAACCCGTGCCATTGTTAGCCTCCTGTGGCAACGATGCCACCACTAGCGTTGATTGTCCATGACGCACTTTTGGCAAGCAAAGTATGTGCAGTTGGGGTAACGCCTATGAAAGTTCCAGAAGCATCAAGTACCGTGGTGCCATTGGTGGTTGTGAAGTTTGTTACGGTAAAGTAGTCTACCCCTTCAATTGCTAACGCTGTGCGGTAAACCGTTCCAAGTCCTACCGTTACGTCAAAATCAATATTGTCAAAAGAAAACAAATCTTCAAGCGCACTAAACACTTTGCTTTGAACATCTTCTTGGACAAACCCTGCCATCACTCGCAGGTTTGCGGTTAATTTAACTGGAGAGAGGCTCACAGAGGCGCCCACGTTAGATGAGGCAAAAGCCATTTCACGAGGAGTTAAGTAATCATCAATTTCAGTGACTTTAGCATTTGAAAGAATAATTGGGTTAACTGCACCAAAGTTAGATTGTGGAACAACCGCACGCACTTGGACAACCCCACTACCATCCACCCATGCCGTAGATTTAACAACCCCCGGCACCCTCTTTACAATGTCTATGTAGTCTTGTAAAGATACTGCACGGTCTTGGGAGCGGAAAGCGGCTGGAATGTTTGCTTTCAAAGAGTTGATTGACTCTACGTCAACACCTCCCGTAGCAGCAAGGGTATTAGGGGTTACGACAAGCCCGTCAAGGCTTGGTTTCCCCGCTACCGTGTTACTTTCTATTCTATTAATTGCTTGAGAGGCTACGTTACCTGCGGCACCACGGCTACGGCGATACGTAATTGTAATAGTTGAGTTGACTAATGGGATGCGTCCGTTGATTGCATTACCAAAATTAAGAACTGAATAGTTATCAGCAGAAATGTCTACGCTAAACACACGTTGGCTACTCGTTGCAGTAAGCAATCGTGGAACATACGTGTATTGCACGCTTGCCCCTCCTGCGCCTTCGTTAACAGTTACGATCATTCCATCAGTAACAACACCCGTTTTACGCAAAGTTATTTGTTGACCTGAAAGTCCTGTACTTGTATATGTTTCACTAAAGATCTCACCTTCAGTAAGGAATGTTGTAATACTTTCAGTCTTAGGGTAAGTTGCGTAAGTAACTCCATCAAGATCTACAAGTGGTGTAGACGCTCCACCTGCCGTACCTGTAAAAGCAATCGCTGTATTGGTTGTAAAAACCACTGGAGAAGCAGTATCTACAAGAGGGGTGGCAAGGAAACGGGTATATTTTGGAATATAAATAGGGGCTGTGTCAGTCGCTGAAGTGGCGTTAGCATTTAACGTAATGGTTGCGGTAGCCGCACGACGACCTGACGGTACATAGTCAAGCAAATTAGCAATAGCCAGAACCGATTCACGCTGTGTAGCAGTGCCTAGAAAAGATTCCCCAGCCGCACGGTCTACGTAGTAATGAAGAATATCACCCATGTAAGCCCACAGATCAACAAGAACCATACCGAAGTCAGATGGTTCCCTGTTTGTCCATTCAGGCAATAGAGTTTGGGCACGACGGAGAAGATCGTCTTGGATAGACGCATAATCCCGACTTGTATAGTCAAATGTACTCATAGAATTGATTCCTCGGTCAGGTAACTAGGGGCAGTAATACGGAAAGTAAAAGACGTTTGTGTAAAGGGTAACATTTTATAACGAACCCATATTTCAAGTACGTTCTGTCCCTCATCTCCAGTTACTGGAACACTTAAGGGGCGGATGCGTATATCTGAAACAGTGGCAATGGTTAAGTTACGGTTTAGTTCTTGTAAAGCGTCCATTTTAAACTCAGAAAAAACAAGGTCATCCATAGGTTCAAACAACAGTTGTTGGGCACTTGCGCCATAATCTGGGCGAAGTACCCGCTCAAACTTGTCGGTAGTGAGCACATCAATGATTTGTTGTTCAGCAACTACTTGTGGGTCAAGGGTTTTTGCCACTTTACCAGAAGCATTAATTGAAAAAGGTACTCGTATAGATGTCATTGTTAGTTAAAACTTTCTCACTGGGCTTACGTAGAGTGTAATCGTCTTAGGGTAGTTGATCTGGACCCCGACGCCGAAGTTCTGAATCCACGATTCCGACGAGTCGTTCTCAGACGAACTCCAATAGAGGCCAGACTCAAAACCACCAACACCCAAGTTAATATGGAGCACATCGTAAACCATTTTGATTTCTGCTAACGAAGGTAAGTACCAGTCAGATTTACCACCCGATGTTAAATCATCACAGTATTTGGCGGCACAAGTTGCGGCAACGTTACCAGTCTGAGCAACTATGTCTAGGGTGTTCTGGTAACCACCACCCAATGCTTTTGAGTCAGCACCAGAAACTGCTGTTGATTGGTTTGAGTTCACATTCGTTGCCCAAGTTCTTTGAACCTGAGTACTGACTGGGGCTACTTCAAGATAGGTAAATCCTGAATGTTCATTGTAACGGTCAACAAAAAAGATGATTCCACCACCGGGACCAGTGTCTCCTACTTTATAAGCAAAAGTTGAAGGCACTACAGCATCTGTTTGTACCCAGAAAGCGTTAGTAAAGTTTGGGTCGTCAGCAGTGACCACTATTTGAGTTCCTACAGTAGGTACTGTCCACACTCCATCATGGGCACTTCGCCCAATTTTAGACAGTTCAATTGTGCTTTCTATTCCTAACAAAGAAGGAATACGCACAAATATTTGACCGTTAGCACTATTTGAAGATGCAACAATGGCTCGGTATACAGAGGGATCACACGTAGACATTGTTGTACTCCACTGATGTTTCCCAACGGTCACTTGTGTTTAAACGAGGCAAAGGGGGCAAGTTGTATGCCGCACTTGGGTTCACCGTAGGTTTAGATTTGCTTGTGCTGTCTGTGGACAACTTAAGTTCTGTAACAAAGTTGGAACGGGTTACCGTATGTTTAACGCCACGAACTAACCAATACCCATCAAAGTTTGAATCGTAGTTGTCAAGTTTGGCGACAGATCCGGGGAGTGCTTCAGCAATGCCAGTAGTAATCGCTACAGCGTTGTATGGGTATGTATTCTTTTTCTTTGCTTTAGCAAAACGAGAAAGCATGTCAATAGACGAAACATTAGTAGTTATTTGATCAGTAAACCGAGAAGGTACACGCTCACCCAGTTCAGACCACATGTCATCGGTATCTGTTTTGATAACATTACCTGCGTTGTCTATACCTACAAATTCAAACTTGTTAGACGACCCATCTGGGGTGATGTCTCCAAAGGTGCCATTAAACTCCATTAACGCACCGGGAACATACTGAGGACTTCCTTGAGCGCCTCTAACTGTCTTTAGTTCAATGTAAGGGAGTTGGCGAGCAATTGCTTTGTAAGGATCGTAGACATGGATGTGGGTACCATTTATGGTCAGCCCATAACCTAAAGAAGACACAACGCTAGACAGCAGCGCCCAGTCCGATTGTTTAGTTTGTACAATGCGAGACCAAGTAAAGTGGTCTTCTGGAACTGAGTAAGACATGCTGTACGCCATAGCAAGTTCATCAACAATAGAAGGAATAGTGGCGTTAGTCCACGCTTTGTTCTTAGTGGACTTCATTTCATAACTAGCCCCGAAGCAAACAACTTCTGCGGTTTGAAATGGGCTGTTGTTTACAAGACCAGCACGGGAATACGATTGAGGACTGTTGTACGCAACATACCCATAGAAAGAACAAATAGCCGCAGGGCTAGTGGCTATAGAAATAAACACTGGCGCACCTACATAATCTGTGATGGCTTTAGGAACTAATCCATTAAAAGTTAAAACTGCTATGTCGTGGGAGTGTTCACTGATATCAACAGACACAGACGTAATGGTTGTGTAGTCAACCAACGCTCCACTGATTATTACAGACACATCAGGAGAACCAGCAAAGGAACTCTTAAATATCACTTAGGAATCCTTATAGTTTCTCCAGCAGGTATTAAATCAGGAAACTTAAGTTGTGGATTAATATCTGCAACACGCCAGTATTGAGATGGGTCACCGAATAGTTTAGTAGCGATGTTAATAAAAGAGTCACCGTCTCGTGCGGTGTATGTGCTGTACTGCACAAAAGAAGTGCTTTTACGAACAGCAATAACTATAGATGTTCCATCTTTTTCAGCAGATGTAGTGGTGTAACGAGAAGATGATGACAACATTATAATCCTCCTGCTCTTGCTGGGTTGTTTGCACCGTCGTAGTATTCACTGTGGACTGTGGCGTCACTACCCATTGAAATATTGGTAGACCAACTAACTTCTTTATCAATTTTAATTACCTGTAAACAATTTACAGTGCCACCTTCTGTACCTACAAGTACTGCTGTGTACGTTGTAATGAACTGGTATTTAGATCCATTAGATTTATCTAATATCTCATTTGCAACTTCTTGGCTTTGTTCTATTTTAAATTTTGCAGAGTCCCAAGGATCTCGTTTTGTATTATTTAATTGAGATATGTCAAGATCATATGACGCTGATTTAGAAAAGATAGTTTCGTTAACATCATAGGTAACTCCCGCTGGTGGGGTGCCACTGTTTCCTTTATATTTTATTTCTATATTTGCAGTTACTGTTACTTTTGTAATACTGCCTTTGTTGCTTATTTCATCTCGTAACGAGTTGGTTGCTAAAAAGCGTACCGTGAAATCTTTTGATCCTTTATCTTTATCAAAAAAGTCTTGAGGACGTACAACAAAGTTTGCGTTGCTTGGGTTTTCTATTTTTTTAAAAAGGTCAGATCCAAGGGTTCCTAACGCATCTGTTTCTGTGCGACTAGATGTCACCTTATCTTCAATGCTTTTTTTGTTGCTTTCAAAGGCTTTAGTAAAGAACGTGTCTTTCTTTCCAAACCCCATGTACATAGCCTGCATTTGAATGCCTACTGTTGCTTGTACGGGTACCATTGTGGGCGTAAACTTATTAAACATTACAGTTGTAGATGTAACATAACCTTCTACAATAAACAGCGATGAAAGCACTACACGAATTGGTTGGGCAATAAGAAACGCAGAGTTACCCCAGTTTGCTTGTAAGGCATTTTCAGTTTCTGTACGACTAAAAGACACTGTGGGTGTTTCGGGTGTTTTATCTTCATCATCACTTGTTGTGTCTTTTTTTGCTTCTGCGTCTCTGTAAGCCGCACCAGTTTCTGCCCGATCAACCATTGCTTGAATAAGTTGTGAGTTAAGACCTTGTCCAATTAGTTCATCAAAAACAATCAAGTCTGCAAGAACACCAATGTCTGTAACGCTGTATTGCCCTAACGTGCTATTGCCATTTGTAGGGAGGATTGCAGGAATGTTTGATGATATTGTTGTTTGCCCGTTTGCAGATATAAAAGGGGTGCCTACATTTGTTGCAGTTCCTGAAGAGTATGTACCAGAATATACTTCTGCTTCTCGGTTAAACAATAATTCAAAAGCAAAGTTAGAATCACCCGGAACAGGTTGTGTCATTTGGGCAGGGTCCATGTTCATCCATAGTTGGATGTCATTTCGGGCAGCCACCGAACGGGTAATACTGTCGGGATTAAACTGAAAATGTAAACGACGGCGACTAAGTGTTTCATATTCACTGCCAAGTAACTCACTCATCATACGAATGTAACCACGTTGAATAGGTGTGCTTTTACCTGTTACTGCATTACGTAAGTTATTTGAAGGGTATAAAAATGGAGGGTTATCAGTTGCCGCACTATTTTGAGATAAAGTACTGCTAAATGGTTCAAAAGAATCAAGGTTATAAAACTGATTGGTTGCGTAACGCTCTGCCATTACATGCTCCTCATTGCTGCAATTTTAATTTCTTTAACCATCATATTGGATACTTCTTTAGCGGCACGTTGAGCATCAGCAGAGTTATTACCTGTTGATTGGATATAGATAGTAGGGGCAATTGTAATGTTGCTCCCGCCTTCAATACGTACAGATCCGCCTGAACGTACGGGAGTAGAGGTAGGGGCACCGTCGCCTGTCTTAATGTTAGGCCACTTGATTGCATTTTTGGCTACTGATTCAAAACCACCAATACCGGATGCTGGTTTAAACTTTCCTGTTTTAGGATCGTTGTACCCATCAAATGATGAGCGTTCTGCAATTTTAATCTGTTCTTCTGGCGTTGCTTTTTCTGCCCAGCGAGCAAATTCCCTACCGCCATAGAAATCCCATACTTTATTGTGCATGGCTAAACCGCCACGGAACACTTTGGAATCGTTAACAAACTTCCAGTTTTTCTTAGTTTCTACTTGAGCAATGGCATCCCAGTCTGCTCGTGTAAAACGACGTTTAGGAATTTGGTAAGAACCCCAAACTTTATGATTTCTTGTAGTCATTCCCGACGAAGGTACTTTTTGAGATGAATACCCACTATCTGAGGCTTTTGTGTTACTTGATATTGCTACCGAAGAAACAGATTTAGTTCTACCCATCCCTCCACCTTGGGTCCCCAACAAATTTTGATTTGCCTGCCTAGAGGCAGCAATGCTTTCTGCAATAGACATTTGCCCGTAAGACTCTACGGATTGTTTTGCAATGCCTCTAGCACTAGATGAACGGTCTCCTTGCACATCAGGGTTTCCGTTGAACTTTGATTCGGGGTCATATTGGCTACCCCCGGCGATTGTGCCCCAAGGAGAGTTTTTCTTTTCGTATTCACTACGACCTTTAGGAAGTTCAGCAGGCTGTACGTGCCAAGGTTCATCATTGACATTTGCAAAAGTTTGCAATCCGTATTTAGCCGCATTCTTTTGAACCCAGTCAAGGTCACCTGTGAGGTCAGCCGCTAAACCAATTTCGTGCATAGACATTCCGGGAGGAGCAGCATCTGGACCGCTGTGCTTTTTCCAAAATGAACCGTTCCAGTATGTACCCGTATCTTCGGTAGTACGGCTGTAGCGACTTAAGAACATACTGCGTTGTTCGGTACTTGAGCGGTATCCATTGCCGATACCCACGTTAGGGTTATCAGCCATCATCTTAAGCAAGCGTTCTTTAAACTTAGGATTTAGTTTAGAAAACGTATCTCGTTTTTCTAACTGTGCAAATTTACCTTTGCTTGAACTGCCCGAAACGGTGGGAGATTTAGAATTACTTTTATCAGCAGTACCGTCTCCAATTAATTTAGTGCCAGCACCAACTGCTATTCCACCACCAAGTACTCCGCCTACACCTCCAGTAAGTGCTGTAAATGCGGCACCCCCTCCTATTAAGCCAAGACCTAATAGGTTTTTTCCAATTTTCATAAATGGGTTGTTTCGGCTACTGATGCGAGCACCAATGATTCCTGACAACTTGTCTTCTAACATAGTAAACGCACTAATTAATTTTTGTGTATTGCGTTCAAGAGCGGCGTAGTTGTCTGCTTGGCGACGGTAGAACATTTCGTCACGTTGGTTACGGCGCACATCTGTAACCTCTGCTTCCATAGCAAAGTTCTTGTTAATGCCCATTGTTTTACGTTGCGACGCTTTACTAGGGTCATACATCCCTTGTTTTCCGCCACTCTTCTTTTGGAACTGTATGTTTTCTTGGGCGTACTGCAAAACGATGTCTTGCATGTCTTCAGGGACACCCATAGACGTAAGGCGTGCACGGGTTACTGACCCTTGTTGCATCCCAGAGTTAACCATTCTTTCGTTGGTAAGCCCTGCGCTTCTAACAATTTGTTGGGTAACTTCCATCGGGTTACGTTGTTTGCCACCAATACCGTAGATGCCCGTGCCCATTGTCATGGTCATACGATTGTTAATAGTGGGGGATGCCAGCGTGCTAATCATTTTTGTAATATCTTGAGTGGTGTATGAGAACCCACTAGCAACACGAAGAGCCTCAACACCGGGCATCATTACCTTGGATTGCAAACCTGTTTGTGCTTGAAGACCAAGAAGCGTATTGATACCGCCAGCACCTAATAGTCCACCAGCCAATGGTGCTCTAAATTGTTTAGCGTACTGGTTATTAGTAATACCTTGGGTTTGCTGATACAGCATTCCCATACGGTCAGCGGCTAGTGCTGGGGCATAACCTGCATCGGTACGTTTATCAATCATTTCAATAGGCATGCCAAGCGCACCAACTATTTGTTTTCCAAGGCCCATTCCCATGCCGCTTAATGGGTTCCCGCCACCCATTGCACCCCCGGCTTTACCCATTAAACCACTCATTGCACCACCGCCACCTGCGGCAGATGTACCAGTAGGCATAGAGCCACGGAAGTTTTTAAAGAAGCCACTTGCCGATGAAGGGCTAACACCCATAGCAGCAGTTGAGGCTGGGGCACCTCCACTGCCAGAAACCATGTCTTGAGATTTAACAACGGCGTTGCTTACAGCACTGGCAGTGCTTGTACTGGTTGATGGGGAAGTATTTGCTGTAGAAACAGTGCCAAGAGCATTAGCAAGTTTGTTTACTTTGGCAATGGTCTTATCAAGGTTGTCGTGCATCCACTTGATATCGGCTTTGATACTGCTAAAGCCTTTAACAAGTTTCTCCATTTGAGACGTGTCAACAGAGAACTTGGAGCGGACGTCAGCCATTGAACCGCCACCAGCGAGGTTGGGTTCTTTGCTTCCTTCACCAAAAATTGCCATTTATTTAATCTCCACTACTCTTCCATTTACCCATAGATGCCCAATAGCGCCTTTGGCGCACAGTCATGTGTTGTATGTCAGCGAGTGTGAAACCCTTGTAAACAGAAGCAATCAGGTCGTAATCCCAATATAAGTGTACAAGATTAGCCGAATAAAAGTGAGGCCCAATTGAGCATAATAATCATTTGTTCTGAACAGTGTGCACAAGGGGCTTTCACCTCCCCGATCTGAGGGCCGGGTTGGGCGTCCAATAAAGCATTAATGATTTCTGTACGGTCTGCCATGTTGAGGTTTCGTGCCCAGTCAGCCGCATTGTCCACACCAATTACACAGCGTGAGAGCATGATGGTATTTTGCTCTGGGGTGGTTTTGCCCTTAGTTGCCACAATCTTGCTGTCTAGGCCGTTAGGAAGGCGTAGAGAGACCTCTGAGCCGTTCTTGAGGGCAACCTTAAGAGGCTCTTTAAGATCATGTTTGGCTTCCCGAACTGGGAACTCGTCTACCCCAACGAACACGTCATTAGTCTCATTGCATGAATCACAGACAACTTGGTATTCCCGTGTGTTGCCGTAGGTAGCCTTGATAACTCCAAGGAATAAAGCGTCACGATCCCCAATAATTAACTCGTCAATTACTTGTGGGTTGTCTTTGATAATAACTGACCCCACAGAAACAACAGCACGGCGTAACAGAAACGACATGTATTCTGCGTACACCGTGCTTTTGTTGTCATGAGAAGAAAGGGCTTCTTCGTCATAACCATTGAGTTCTCTAACAACTGCGGAGGTTTCCCAAGTATCTAATTCTTTGTTGTACACCCCACGCATAAGTTTAACAACCGTGTCTGGGGCTGGTGCCATTTCTGGGACAGCCTCTTCTAGGGCGCTACTTAGCGCATCGGCTTGCGCCGCTATATTCTCCATGTTGTACTCCTATTTAATTGTTTATAGTGAAGCGAGTGATTCAGAGCCTGACCAGTCAATGTAAAAACCTTCATGGTGAAGGGTCATTGATTGGATGATAATACCATTATCGCCTGCGTTGAGGTCAGTAAGGGCATAAGCACCGGGCCAGCAGTTATACAGTTTGAATTGGAATTTTACGTTACCCGGAACAATAGATGCTCCAAGTTGTTCGCCACCGTCGTATTGGTAACGAACACCAGTTGCGGTGTGTGGGTGGTCATAGACTTTTACAAGCACGTCACAGCGGTAGTCGCCATCACCTGTTGCCAAGCCAGCGCCACCTGAAACGCCGCCGCCTACCCATGCGTGCATGAATTTCTGCCACTGCCAAACAGCATCTTGCTTGTTGCTATCTGTTGCGTTAAAAGCACCACGAGCAAAAGATACCGGAGCAAAGTCAGATTGCCCAACCATTTTATGTGGATGAGTGTTCATGCCACCTTCACGGTAGGAAATAACTTCGTTAGTAACTGAGATACCACTTACTTGAGCAAACCCAAGGTCTCCAATACCAGCCAAGGTAGTTGATAGGTTTCCAGTAGCCTTCTTTGGAATGATCTGTACACGAAACTTAAAGTTACGTAGTGGATCTGTGCGAAGAGTTGCAACCATTATGTACTGTGCTCCTTAAAGATTCGTGGTGGCGGTGCTTCCGCCAGCCCACTGTGTGAGATTAATAACAACAAATTCTGTTGGGTACTGTAGTGCAACGCCAACTTCAACATTTACGTAACCATCTTCAATAGAAGATGAACTGTTGTTTGAAGCATCACACGTAATGTAAAAGGCTTGGTTTGCTGTATCACCTTTCAAGTTACCTTTAGCCCAGAAATCGGTAAGGGTACTGGAAAGACTTACTTTAATTTTGTCCCACAAACGATCATCGTTTGGTTCAAACAGAGCGAACTGAGTCTGGTCTTGAAGGACAGTGTTTAGGTAAGAAAGCGTACGACGAATCGTGATGTACTTGTCAGGACGACGCTTGGCAAGGGTGCGAGCACCGTTGATGATTGTTCCACCACCGGGGATGTTGCGAAGGACGTTTACGTTACTTGTAGCGTAAAGTTCGCCTTGGTCAGCATCCGATAAAGTAGCAACTAAACCAAACACGTTCTGAAGGTCAAGTGTGTAGCCAGCAGGTGCTTTAGCAACACCACGCAAAGTTTCTGACCGTACGAATGCACCAGCAATTGCGCCACCACAGTAGGTGTTACGGATAGCAGTTGGTCCTGTTTTTGCAGGATCGTACATCTTCAAACCGGGATAGTACACTGCACCAAAACCACCGTATGCGTTGCTGTATCCAGATATTGCAGACTGAATGCTGTTTTTAGTTGTGGCGGCAAGGTCACCGTCAATAATTACAAAAGCATCTCCACGATCATAAGCCTCTTGCAAAGCGTAGTTAACACGGGTGCTAGAGAATTGTCCAACTAAGTTAATCAGTAATGGACCACCGACAGTTGCTAAGGCGTCAACTCCTGTAAACCAGTTAGCATCAACAATAGCATCCCCAGCAGTTCCTGATGCAAAAGTAAGAACTAGTCCTGCTTGTGGGGTTACCGTTGTAGTAATTGTGGCTGGAGTTCCCTGCACTACTACATAATTTGAATAAAGATCAAGAACACTCTTGTAGTAACGTGAAGAAGCAGGGCTGAAAGAAAGTTCTTGCCAACGCTCTACTTCTACTGTGTTGCTTCCTTGGATTAATGAAATAATTAAACTAAATTCTGTAGTGCTGTTAATTTTTCCAGTGTCAAGTGTGTTTGTATCAAAGGCAATAGTGGCACGGAGGTTGTTGCCCCATGTACCAACGGAAGTAGACCTGAGCGTAAACAGTGTACTTGCAGCAGAAGCGCCTGTAACAGTTCCTGTGAAGGCAACAGTTGCGTTAGTTGCGTTTGCACCAACTACTCGCTGAACGTAAGCATCTCGCCCACCGTTTGCAAAGTAATGGTAAATGGCGTAACCAAGATCATATGAGTCACTGATTTCTCCATACAATGTTTTGTATGAGTTCCATGAACTAATAAGTGTTGGGGTGGTGGCACCACGTTCGGCAGTGCCAACAAATGCGGCAGTGGTTGCCGCTGAACGAGCGCCAATGTTAGATGTGAACGGGGTCTCTTTAACGTAGACTCCGGGGCGGGTATATGCCATTAGATTCTCCTAGAAGATGTGGTACGGCGTGGAACAGAATTTTTAATCATTTGTCTGTACAAGTGTAGTCTGAACAGAGGTAACCTGCTTAACTCCTATTAAGGCTTCAGACGACAATTCTGACGTCATCTGCAACGTGTATATTTTGCGGAAAATCCGCTTACGGTAGCCAGTCTCCTGATCTAGGAGATCGGCGTTCGCCCAGTCCAACATTTCTAGACGGCGAGACGTGTTGTCTGCCGCTATAAGGATGGACCCGAAACGATATGGTGTAACCGTAGTAAGCATTTTGGCGGTCAATTGACGGTCATGCTGGGCACTACGGCAGTAAGTAGATACCTGATAGGTGATGTCTACAGGCATAAAATCGTTAACTCTTAAGAAATCTTGCCCCGCAGCATCTCCAATAAGGTCGGCTGTGCTGGGCCAATAAGTTAAATTGTTAGGATGTTCTTCATAATTGGAGTACAAATATACTTCTGAGTGTTGACGTGTCCTAGCGTGGTTAATGTCAAGTAACTCAATGGTAATAAAAGGGTAGTGCTTTTCAGTTTCCCCTTCTGGGTAACGGAAAAAGACTTGTACAGGGCGAGTAGGCTCCCTATCATCGCTTACTGTTAAGCCAGTTAAACGAAGTTTGAGAGCCTCATCTTCAGCAAGAAGGAATCCAGACTTGCTCATTTCTTACCCAATTGCTTATCAATGCTTATATTAATTCGTTTTTCTAAACGCTTGGCGTTGCTGATTGCGGCTTTACGAAGTACTGGATTAGCCGCAGATTCTGGACCGCCGTACTCAAGGTTGCGGGCTGTATCCCCATAAGGTGCAGAAACTCCGTATACAAATTGAGCGTTTTCAGCATCATAAGAGATATCAAAAAAATCCATAATTTCTTGGTAGTCACTATTCTTTTTAGTAACTTCCTTTTTAATTTCTGACACTTCGTCATTAATTGCTTCATTAAGAGCCGTAGCCAAGATTGAAGGAGAGTTGCCTAAAGCATGCAACATATAGGTTAGAGGGGATGGAATTCCGCCAATTAACGTACGAGAACCCTTGTTTATATAAGTTGAAGAAGAGCCATTCATGGCGATATCCTCACAAAGTTCTCGGCGTTGGACCTCTTGGCGCTCACCAAGATTACATTTAGTTTATCAAAGATTAGCAATGGTTGAAGGCCAAGGTAGGTTTTGAATAGTCATGGAGGCAGGACCCGGGTCAAAAAGGAGTTCTTCATTGATATATATTTCGTATCCTTGTATTAATACAAACAAGTCATCTTTGGCTCTCCCCCGTACACGGTAAGTACCAATCCCGTAATACCGCCCGTCGTACAAAAACATGTCGTTTAGGTGGTTCTGGTATTCAAACGGGTTGACAACTCCTGCACTACGAAGGTCCTCCACAGAAGCAATAAACTCAACAACTTGTACAGGCTGGCGACCTTCGGGAATTGCCCGTTTCTGGTCTTCTGTTTCCTCAATGTGCAAAACAGGCAACTGGATACCAGTTTTGTATTTACGACCACTTGACCCAATGATGCCTTCGTCATATACGCTGTCGTACTGGGAGCCAACACTAGCGGGTGTGGTAGCCGTCACATACTCAAAGTAAACAACTGTTTCACCATACACACGAGTATGGTTTCGTAAGTGTTTACGTATTTGGGAAAGTTCTCGGCGGGGGTCCATTAGTAGTAAGTATTTGTCACAATGCCAGTAGTAGGTGGCTCCATGTCCAAGAAGATATCTTCTCGTAGACTGTCGCTTTCAGATTCAATTTGAATATGCCCTGTGTTTTCTTCAGCAAAGAGGCGTTCAATAGGAGCGTAGTCTCCAATTTCTTGAGAAACGTATAGAGGAACAAGACGGTTTGTTGCACGGGAAACACGACGAAGGTTCATAATATCTATGCGTTCTGGGCCAATGTTAAGGTTATTGGCGTGTTTACGGTATTCTGCTTCCCACATAGCAATTAAAGATTGAAGCATACGGAAACGCTGGGAACCGGGGATGTGGATGGATTCAGAGGTGCTTACGTCAATATCTCGTGCATACTCTGTAACAAGGGCTTGTAGAGCCTCTACAAGGGCGCCTAAGCCCACCACGTCAAAGACTGCGGGTATTACGCCACTTAACGGTACTTTAACCGTATGCTCATGGTAGTTAATTGATCGTTGTGAATAAAACGTAAGGTCTTCTGGAAGAATCCATTCGTAGTAGTAACCTTCTACAAGGATCTTTGTGTTAGCCGCAGGGGTTGTCGCCAACCGTAAAATACCGTTACGAACATCTAAAGAGTAATTGGCGGCACTGAGCGTTGAAACGGAAGCGCCACTCGTAGAGGCGATCCAAAGAGTAGTGGTGTCAAGGTTGGTGACACCCAGTTCATAAGTACGCCCAACGGCGTCAAAAGATACTTGAAAGAACTTAGGGAAGTCCCGTAAGTAAGTTCGGGCAATTTCGGCTACACGCTCAACAATAGTCACGTTAATAGTTTACTTCAACTACTGATCGCCTGAGCCGTCACCGGGCACAGAGTCACTAAGGGGTTGGTTTAGTTCAGGTTGTGTTTCCCTACGACGGTTAGCCATCATACGAAATACTTTAATAATGTCAGTAGGAGTTCCTGAAGGTGTGGGGATAGGGCGGTCAGCCATTATGGTCCTTCCCATTGAACAAGCACAAAACCTTTGTGTCCATTGCCACCTGATCCTTTAGCGCCACCGCCGCCTCCACCACCCCATGTGGTTGCAGGTTCTCCTCCTTCGTAGCCGCCGTTTCCGCCACCGTCTACTCCTATCGCTGCTGTTGGTAAATACCCGTAATCATAATAAACACCTGCTCCGCCTCCGCCACCGCATTGTCCGTTTACACCGGGACCACCTTTTCCGGCTGAATAGGTAGTAGAAGAATCTCCAGCACCATTGTTTCCAGCACCTCCACCACCAGTGGAATACCCGTATGTAATGTTGTCATATCCAGCGCCACCGGGTTGGGTAACCCCGGAGTTACCACCATTTGGCGCTCCAAGAAAAGCAGACACCCCACCAACACCGCCTAGGGCTGAAAAACTAGACCCTGTAGGAGAGCAAGTGATTGTAGATGTTCCTCCATTAAACCCACTCTTAGCACCGTTGGCTACGGAAGCACCTTGACCTTGTTCACCTACGTCAAGGGTTGCACTATTTCCATTTATGGTTAAGACTCCGTCAACACGCCGACCGCCTCCCCCACCACCGGCTCCAGCATAGGTTATTCCAGAAGATGTGTATTTACCTGCTCCTCGTGCACCACCTCCGCCACCGCCAACAACTATCACATTCACAGTGTTTATTTGTGAGCCACCTGTTGGGATAGCGGGATAACTCCACGTAGCAGGACCGGGAGTAGTAAAGTATTGATAACGATATCCATAAGTATTAAATGTAGTTGTATTGCCTGTTACACTCTTGTTTGCAATTGTTACAGACACCACATTTCCATAAGAAGTACCACCAGCATTAGTGGCTTCTACACGGTAGTAGTATGTTCCTGCTGGCAAACTCTGAGTTGCTATTATGTATTGGGGAGTTGTATTTGTAACAAGAGCGTTACTAGCAACAACGGTACCACCACCGGCTTCAACAACCGCTGAACTTGTAGCGTACCTAAACACAGAAGTTGTACTGCTGTTGTTAGGGTTTACAATGCCGTTAAAGGTTAATTGTGGTGAGTTATTTTGAGCAACTAATTGAATTATTTGTAACCTATCTTCTTCCAGTGCCACAGATAATGATGGGCTTGTAGTACTGGCTGTATTTCCAGTACTTGTAGATACCGGGACACCAGAAACATAGTATCCCCGTAGAAAGAAGCAATGTGTTGCATTTGTAGCAGTTCCATTAAGAGTTGCGCTATAGCGTGCGATGTTACTTGCGTTTGTTGTAGTGGCAGTAGGAGTTGCTGTAGAGTCATTCCCCGCACTTGTAGTAACTGTAGGTGGTCTCACAGGCACAGTTGCTGATCTAATTTCCCCTAATGCAGTTCCACCCAAGTTTGTAGACACAACTCTGTAATAATAAGTTGTGCCAGCGTTATCTGCATTTAACCCCGTTTGGGTAAAGAAAACGTCATAGGTGTTGGTACCGTTGGCAACAGCAGTTGCTGGAGAAGTCGTAAGATATGACGCCAAAGTTGACGAAGTGCCATAGTGGAATACAACACTGTTATCACTGTTACCAGCACGTTCTATACGCCCGCTAAAAGTTAATTGGGTGTACTGCGTAGGCACAGGAGTAATACTGTTAGTGCTAACTACTGGAGGGTATTTGTGCCCCCCTGCTACGGCGCCGGGGATCATCATAGTTATACGATGTCTCCAAATACCACCCAATTAGTTGCGTCGTATCTAACTGCTGTAGCAACAGACCACTGTGTACGCAGTTTAGGTGTAGCCCCTACAGCAGAGTTGAGAGTGCCACTAGCAACACTAAACGAAACTTGTGTGGCAGTTGTTTGCATAAAATGAATTGTGGTGCCGACAACAACAGTTGTGTTTAATTCAGCAACCGGGGTGCTTGCTCCCATTCGTATAATGGTGTTTTCATCACCCGCTACGATTGCCCGAGTTCCTGTAGCAACACTGCTTAAAGTTACTGAGCCAAGTTTAGCGCTTGAAATGCTGGCATTAGAGATTGTTGCTACTGCTCCACTAGTGGTCACGTCGCCAGTTAACTGGGCGTACTCAGCAAGGTTTTCCCATGTGGTTGCTTCAACTTTTACGTATAACTGGGATTGACGACCAGCAGTGGAAAGGTCCGAACGAACATATAGATCGCCTACATTTCCCAAACTGTTTGCAGGCGCCCCACTCCCTGTACGCACAGGACTAGTGGTTGCAAACACACGTTTGTCAATAGTTATTTTATTGATAGCCGTGCTGTTAAGCCCACTCTTTACATAGATGGCATATAAAGGAAGTTGACTATCAGTAAGGGTAGGAAATATAGGGTTTGTAGCGCTGTTAGTTCCGGGGACTATTGCGTAACCGCAGGATGCTCCATTTACTTGGGCACATACAAAGTCAAAGCGTGCGTTTACAGGAGCGGCTCCTGAGATAACAGTTGCGGCTGGCACAGAGTAAATAACACCATTAACCATTACTTCAGAGGCGGTAAGAGCAATGTTTACGTACGCAGGAGTTGCGTTACCTGCGGCAGTTGTAAGGGTGGCGACGGCACCAGTAAAAACAGCGTTACGACGATTACCTACAATTTGGAAATCAAGTGAGTCTGGCTCTGACTGGTCTAGGGATGCAATTACTGACGCAGCAAGGTCAGTAGCATTAGGTACGGTAAAACCAGACATTGATTACCTCACAAGGTGTCGTAGATATTTCCGCTCTTCCGCAAGTATGCAAAAAGGTCACGGGGGATTTGGTAACGCTTACCGTCTTCAAAGTTAAAAACTAATGCGCCCCAGTGCATGGTCCATGTACCTTTGATACGGGCAGAAATAGAGTCGTCTTTAATTTCTACCGTAGGGGTGGCTTCTTCAGCAATTTCTTCTACTGGTTCTGCGAATTGACGAGATGATTTGGTTGACATAAATTCTCCTTTAGTAGTCCTTCAGATTGTACACAAAAAAGAAGAAGGGAGTGGAGCGTTAACCCCACTCCCTTCAACTAATTAACACTTAGGACTGAGCGATTGCTCCACCCTTAGTGTTGATAAGCACACGGGACTCGTGGGTGATAACACCGAAGCCCCAGATTGCGTACCATGACAAACCATGCTCACGACCGAAGTCAATGACGCCACCGTCACGGAGTTCCACTGGCAATGCAATGGCTTGTCCGAAGGCGTTGTCACCAATCATCATCGCTGAGTATGAGTCAGCCGTTGGGTCCTGATAACCGGCAGATGCTGGGTTGAGGTCAACAATATCTGTGCCAGCCTGACCCTTAAGAACCTGAGTGGTTTCAATGAACACTACGTCGTAAATGCGTCCGATTTCACCGAGCATGAAGTTGCCGGGAGCGGCGTACTTCGTGACTTCAATGAATTCAGGCCAGTCACGCAATGAACGTGCCTGTGATGGATGTACGAAACAAACATAGGTGTCGCCAAGGCGTGGGATGTTCTGGTTAGCCAAAACTTCAACTGCGTCTTTAACGGTTGCAGGTGAAAGGTATCCCGGAGCCGAAGCCGAGCCAGCAGCCGAGTATTCGTAAGGAGCAATAGAGCCACGGCTTGCGGCAACATTGCGACCGAACACAACACTTGGAGCAACAGCCGCACCGCCACCGAAAGGAATTCCGGGGCTGTAAAGGGTGTTGCGTGCTTGGATGTCCATGGACTGTGCCATGTGGCGACCGAGCAAGCGGCTGGACGAAGCCATTACGTCGTCAAATGATGCGTTGAGCAACAATTCGGTGACGGCAACAGCCTGACCTTGTTCTTTAACTGTGATCTGAATCTGGCTTGCGGACAGAGCGACTGGCTCCATACGTACACCTTCGGTCAATTCTGCTCCAGAGTAATCATTAACCGAGAGGTTGTTGTAACGCATGAAGTTGATTGTGAGACCGGGCATAACACCGAGTTCAGTTTTCTTTACAGCAAACTGCTCAAAACGAAGCACTGGCATCGCTTGAAACAAGATTTCTTTTGACCAAATTTGCTGGATTGCGGGAGAGAGCGTTGCATCACTTGAGTAACCAGTCGTGGTAATTGAACCGAGACCGGCACCTGTAATAGCACCACCTTGGGGGGCTGGAAGGGCCATTGTGTTTAATCCTCCGTGGATTAGTAGTTATGTTGGATTTTTAAAACCTGCCCCGTGAGGAGCGGGCATTTAGGAGCCTGTCACGCATCTTTTCGTACTGATCCATTGTCATATTGCGAATATCATCCGCAGTCACTGTCTGGTATTCCGTTTGAGTTTCCATTGGCCCAATAGGTGGAGCCGTTACCGGCGCCCCCCGCAAGCGTCCCTGAGATTGCTGAGCCGCTTGTTGGATTGATTCAAGGATAGCAGAACTGCGATCCCTAAGTACACTAATAGATGTTTCAATTTCTTCTTCCGAATTACCACTAACTAAATCTAATAATTCTGGAATGATGTTCTCTGATTCGGCGTGGATACGACCTTGACGGTATGTATTCAATTCTTGCAGGCGACGTTCTTTGTCAAGGAGCGCTTCTTGAGTCTGACGTTGCATTTCAATTTCTTCAAAACGCTTACGATAATCAGATTCTAGATCTTGGATCTTGGCGTTAAACTCGTCTTCACGCTTGAGAAGTAGTTCCTTAGCCGACATTTCGTCAATTTCACGCTGGCGAAGCAATTCTGTTTCCTGCTTGGCACGGTCTTCAGCCTCTTTACGGGCTGCTTCACGTTCCTGAGCGATGGTGTTCATCTGCTCTTCCATTGCTTTTGTACGAAAGTCTGCTTCTTCAATCCGCTTATACAGTTTATCTTTTTCCTGTTTGCGGATACTTTCTACTTCATCTTCCGTAAAGACTTTGCTCTTGGGAGCCTCTTCTTTTGGAGTTGGGGTGTCACTGGGGATAATGAGGACGTCGCCCTCAGAGGGTTGGTTACCCATATGTATTCCTACCTTGTTTAGTTGGTCAAATATGAACTTTGTTAATGATTCTTCTAGTCATCCTCATCCGGTACTCGTCTCTGAGCGAAACGGGCACCGTATGCTTTACTTACCAAGTTGTTTACCATCTGTTCTGCCATCGGACTGATAGCAGGACCCGGTAGTGGTGCGGCACCGCCGCCTCCACCACCTGCTTGAGATACATTAGCACCTCCAGCAGAAGCCATCTCGGGACCACCGGGTCCCGGGATCATCCCAGTAGCAAGCATTACTGCTTGACTAATCTGAGCACGAAGCATGTCAAGAGCGCCTTGGTCTTCGGCGTCATCTTGTAGTTCTTCAAAGATTTCCAGCATCTTCTCATTCGGGAATTCTTCACCAAGTGTGCGTAGAGCACCACGCTTGGATTCAAGACCGAGAGCCATCTTTGCTTGAACTTCATTGAGTTTGATAAGAGCATCAACAGGAAGCGGCTCAGGCCAGTGGACACTTGTACGGTATGTCAAAGGGTCAGCAGGATCTAATTGAGGAAGTTGATCACGCTCTGGTGGAGCCGCTTTAGTTGGATCGTACACAAGCAACTGTGGCTCAAACAGGGCACAAGTACGAATGATGATTTCGTTTACCCGTTCTAAACCCTTAGTAAAGTGCACTTTCTTCATGCTGAAACGGTTCATCATTGGCTGGTATTGGATAGCCAATGCGGTACCTGATGTGTTAGATACTGGTTGGAACTGCCCAAGTGCTGTCTCAGGAACACCCGTGATTTCATGCATTGTACGTTTGAGGAACATGATGAACTCCATAGCGCCTGCCATGTTTCCACTAGATTCAAGGTTGAAAACGCTTGCATCTTTAGGAAGACCTGCCCAAACTTTCTTAGGTCCACGCTCTAGTTGAGAAGCCTTAGCACCTGTGATGATGGTCACTGGGGCAGCATGGTAGTTAATGATGTCAGAAACTTCTGCCATCTTCTCATTGAGTTCACGGTTAAGAGGGATAACGTCCCAAATATCCGACTGACCCCAAGGTGATGATGAAATAGTTGTGTTTGGAATATGCACAACAGGTACAGTTCCAATTGCATTGGGGTATTCGTCAATCAACTCATCGTTAATAAACTGCTGTACTAGGTCATCTGTAAGGATTTCCGTGAAGGTGTACACCTGACGGGTACCTTCTGGAGATGTGCCCCAGAAACGGTATTTAAGTTTAAAGCGAAGCAAGCGGTCACGGTCGTGAGGGTGGTACTCAGGGAAGCAATGTGCTGGGTTCAAAGGAATGATGCGAACACGACCTTCGTGTGGGATGTTCGCCCCATCAACGTAAGGTTCTTCATAGGCAACTTTGACAAAGCAGTCACCTGTTACAGAAGCCAACTGCCCCATTTCCCAAAGAACGTAGTGCTTGTTATTATCTATATCCCATACTTTGTGGAGTAGGTGGGGGATAATTGCACCGTTTTGTTCTGGGCAACGAAACTGAACGCCTTTACCAAAACAGAAGTTGGTGATGTAATCCGACATGGTACGGACATAGTTCATGTAGAACTGTGACTCACCCATCTCACGGCGGTACGACCAGTGGTGACCGAGGTACCATGCCCATGCCGCTGAGTATCTATTTAATCGTGGTCCGTGTACTTCAAACTCTTCGTCAGCAAGTTCTACAAGTCCAAGAGGGGAGATGGCAACCGTGAGGTCGCTAGAAGATGCTCTATATGATGGTGACCAAAAGTCAATTGACATTGTTTAAAACACTACTTCTTTGTAGGAGTTTTGGGAGCGGCTGGTTTTTTAGCAGCCGCTTTTTTAACTGGCTTAACAACCTTTGTCTCTTCAATTTCTTCTTTAATAGCAGGTAGTTCTTTGATTACTTTGGTAATAAACGAAGCAATTTTTGGATCACCAAACTTGGTACTTGCGTAAGCAAGAACAATAGTAACTACAGGAACAACGGATGCAATGTACTCAGCGTCTACGTTTGCTTTTGTCAAACCATACACAACTGCACCTAGAACAACACCTTTAAGGGTTTGGTCAGTAACTTGGGAACGGGCATTATTCATTAGGACTCCTTGGGCTTTCTTTAACTATGATACTAGTTTTGAACAACACAGTTGAACGGGGGTCCAGTGTGTGGGTCAAATCTAGAGGCAATTTGTAGGGCTAGGAGCGCTTCTGAGCGGGCTTTAGCCATTGTGTAGTCCTTCTTAGGCTTTCGGGCATGCAAAGCGCCTACGGCATACTGAGCACCTGATCCGAGGGCGTAGATGCCACTACGGTCGTTAGACCATGAATAATCGCCATTTACAACGTAGATAGTGCTATTGATGACAGCAAGGATGGTTGACCCTTGTTCTGCAACATGCGCCGAACTATCTTTGGTAGGCATGGCATACCCTTGTTGCTCAAAGCACCCTCTTAGCGCAGGGATAAATTTCATTGTAAAAAACTTATCTAGTTTTTGACCTTCACATCCTGCTGGTGGTAAGGGAGGGGTAAAAACGTGGTGAAGGATGTTGATAGCACGAACATCCCCAGCCGCCCCTAATAGGTACTTACCATTGACGGCTACTTTTGCCGAAGTTCCTTTTAGGGTTGTGGTCATACTTACGTAGCCACTTTCGTCTACATCGCAGATACGGGAATCTGAACCGACTAGGGAAAAGCCTTCTCCTTGGATTGCCACAATAGTAGTCATTAGGCTGTGTACTCCTTGTTGTGGTACATCGCCCAACCTTCACGGATAGGGATCATTTCAAGGTTAAATTCAGCATCACCATCTTTGTAACTAACCACACAAAGCCCTTGTTGCCAGTTCTCAGTAATGATCATCGGACGACCATCAAGGTCAATCCCACCTTTAGTGGAAGGAACTACTCCATCAACACGAGCAAGACAGCCCGCAGAGGCCGCTAGGATCGTCTTACGCCCGTCATAATCCTCACGAGTCACTTCTGCCCACTCACGGCGATGAATGTGCCCATAGAGCACTGAGGTCTTTTCGTTAGCCAAATACATGTGTGCGGTAGAGCCATTGCTCTTGACACGGGTACCGTGAATAACTTTTAACTTCTGATTGATCCAGTAGTAGCCAGCAGGGTAGCCGGGGACGTACTTGACATTGAAGTCATCAAAACGACAGAGGAAGGGCACTGAAAGAACAGGCCAGTTGTCAGGGGTATCCCCACGACGTAGCCCAAAAGAAGCCTTTGCATTATCTAACGTGTAGTTAACAAGACGCTCTTCGTGGTTACCAGCAAGCCAAACAATTTCAGCATCAGGGGCAACTGCACGTAGACGAGCCATCAAGATGGTTGCGTAGTCAATGGCTCTTTGAGTAGTCAGTGCGTATGCAGGACTAAGGCGGTATTTACCAAACTCAGCAAAGTCAAGGTTGTCACCATGCATGACTACTTTGGCTGGCTTTAAGTCTTTGATCATTGCAACACAAATATCAATAGCCGCTTCATCATGGATGGCTTCTAGTTCACCTGCCACGTTACGGAAATAACCAATCTGCATGTCAGGTAGGACTACCGCAGTGTTCCATTCTGTTTTCTTTGGTGTTTTGGTTACATTACTTGTGGGTAACTTAACTGCTGGCCCTTGGTGGACTGGGTCCCATTCAGGTCCTTCTGCCCACTTAGGAGAGAATTGAATAGCAGCAAGGTCGTGAATCTGTGCTTCACCTTCTTGGTCTTTGGTTAAAGACTGGTAAAGCGATACACGTTTTACAGAGCCAATTTCATTGATGTCAATGTTCTGACGATCAAGGATTTCAACAAGGCGACCAAGCGCTTGTGATTTGGATTCTGTTGGTCCTTTTTTTAATTCACTTGATAATTCGCTCACAAGAACACTCCTTGTTTACATGTCGTTGAACACTACTTACGCTTATGTCATGACCAACACTTCTTAGAATCTTTGCTAACCACGAAGTGCTGTATTGTTTGGATTTACCCATGCTTACGTCGTTACGAATAAGCAAAATAGACTCATTAATATTGGTTTTGTCTTCTTCGTCAAGAACATTAAACACTTGCATAAACTTACAAGCGTTTGCACCTGCTGGGTGTCTAGGCGCTTTTAAAGCGTCTGAAAGTGCACTCATGTTGGCTCCTTGTGATAATTGTTTATCTGTTCACAAACACTATCACAATGTTAACAACATTGTATTCAACTATGCAAGCGTTACTTCTTCAGATGCCAATCAATATGATCGTCTAAACGCTCTGCTACTTTGTCTACACCAGTCTGCACATTATCTAATTTACGCATAACAGCACCGTGGTCTTCATTATTGCTTTTTCGCATACCACGGAATTCTTTAATTGATAACCCGACAAGACCACCAATGGTCGTGATTACGGCAACAACAATGGTAGCGAGTGCAGGGTCCATTATTCTCCACGGAAAGAAGAGTTGCGACCCTTGCGAGGCGATAATGAAATTGGGGTAGAAGAAGGTTCAACAGGTGCGCTACCATCCCCTTTCCATTCTCCATGTCGTTGAAATTTGGCAACTTGACGAGAAGGGTCTACTTCACGAATAAAAGTAGTGTCAACTACCGCTTTCTTTCCAGTTTCCTTATCTGCAACTTTCTTACCACCTAAGTAAAGAAGCCCTCCTTCAATTCCAGATAAGTCTCTGTCTGTGTTTCTAGTGTCAGAAAGGTCACCTAAAGACCTACCATCACTAGTTAGTAGTGGAGGTATTTTTACTGTTTTTCCAAAATTGTCAACAAAGATACCCGTGTGTGACTCAGGATCTGTACTGTACCGTGCTTTAGGAGATCTGCTGACAGGGACTGCAACCGCTCTGCCTTGTTCTTCTGAAGATTGACGCACCCGATCAGCAGTTGTTTCTTCAGTTGCACTAGTTACAATTGTAGTGTTTGGATGGTTTGGTTCATAAAACTCAGAACGTGGAATAACACCACGACTATGCGTTTTGCTGTATTCTACTTTTGCAATGTCAGGGTTTGGATGAAAAGATGCTTCGGAACCTTGGAACATGTCAAACATTCCTTCGTGTGTTCCACCTGTTCTAATCAATGTTTCTAAATGGTTTTGAATGTTGTAAGCATGAAACATATTGGCTTCATGGGTCATTACCCCCCAATACATGGCTGGATTTTCAAAACCAAATGAAGTGCGTGCTTGACGAGCAACGTGTGCGTTAGGAAAAGACATACGCCCGGACTCTGCCAAACATGCAGCACTACAACCTTTAGTTGCGTACCCACACGTATTGCAGCCACCGCCATGTACGTTATGGGGTTCTAGATAAGAAGTAATTTGGTTAATATTTTCAATACGTGGAATGCCAGAAGTCCTGTTTGCCGCCATCTTGGCGCTTTCCGTAGTAAAAATACTAGGGTTAGGTCCGCCCCTATACGTTGTACCATTATGTTCTAAAACAGTATTTTGGGAAATGTTAGAAAAAGTTGCTTTTGCTTCTTCAAGACCACCTTTAGGGTCTGAGTAATACGCCACTTCTTCTGGGGTAACTTTTGCTAACCCTTGCTGAAATCTTGTTAGTTTTAATCCCCAAGGATTAGAAAAGTCTCGTGGGTTAAAATACTGAGCCATTACTTAAATCACTTTCTACAAGAAGCATGTCCATCATTGAAGCACTTACGACGCAAGTACTTATTGGCAAAGCCTGCAAACACTGGTGCAATGGGCAACCCAGATTGGGTAGTAGTGAGGGGAGCGTCGCCGCTCCCCTCTCCGCCTGCACTGGCGTCTACTGAACCGCTGCCGCCTTCTGTGGATGAAGCGGCGGAATCCATTTAGTCGCTAACGACCGTGGCATTCATGCGGTTGGTGTGTGTGCCCGGGTTGAAGGCACGCTCAAACTGTGGCATTCCGTCGCCAGCCATTGCGCCTTGAACGAAGTCAGACAATACAGTTGGGGCTTCAATCCACGATGCGGAACCTACGTGAGCACGCTCACGCATGGTGTCCATAGGGTGTTTGAAAACACCTTCAGGGTTGTTGTGGTTCATGCGACCGGGAGCCGATGAGGTGTCAAAGTAAGCGCCACGGGCAAAGTCATTTGGAACGTCGGTGTCAGTTGCGACACCTTCCTCAAAACGAAGCGGTCCCTTGTTCATCGGGATGCTAGGTGCATAGGTACGTTCAAAGACGTTTGGTGAACGCTCTGGGAACATTGGTGCGGGTGCTACATTCACTTATTTCCTCCAAATGGGGGGTTTGATACTACGTACTAGATTACCACTTTTAACGACTGAAAAATGGATTGTTTGCTACTTGCACCGTTGGAAGTGTTTCGTAGATAGTCATGGCACATGCGATAGCAAGAGAATCGGGGTAGTCGTCAAAGGCTCCCTTTTCATTTGGGGCTTCTGCCAACATAAAAGGACCTTTATAAACCTTCTCAAGGTCTCCCATTTGTTGCGTAAACCGTTTCCAAGATTTAACTCTCTTAGCCTTAGAGTGGGCTGGAATGACTAATTGGTCTCTCTGAATCAATTCGGTAAGATGTACCCAACGCTCGTGCTGTGCCCGAGAATCAGAAGAAACCCCGATGACTTCAATGTTAGGGAGAAGTAATTGGAGACGTTCCGCCACAGCCCCACCAACACCTTGGGAGTCAACTCCAATGCGTAGGCAGTCGTAGTTTCTCAAGAAGTCAATGATCTGAAAGTATTGAGATTCCCATTCCTCGTTGTTAATTTCCAACCAGTTAAGAATGCGGTGTTCATAGAAACCAAATGGATCTGGATGATCCCAGTCAACCCACAGAACAGTAACCACCGTGGAGTCAGTAGATCGGGCAACGTCAATACCGACTACAACAGGGGTGCGCCACCAACTTCTTACGAGTGGCATCTGTATGTCAAATAAACGCTCTAAGCGTTCTTCGGTTACAAACATTCCTCGTTCCAACATGAACCTGTTGCAGTAGGACATTTGGAATTCTTCGGAGTCTTCACCAATGCGTAGTTTTTCTTTAGAAATAAACTTGGCATAGTTAGGGTTGTATTTAGCCGCAACCCTCCAGTCATACTCAAAATGGCATTGGCGTACTTTGCGTCCACCGTTTACTTCACGCCTTTTGTTGTACTGGATCATTTTATAGAAGTAGGACTTCTGGCGGTTAGCCGTACCTGTGAGGCAGATAGAACCGTTGTTAAACGCCAACATCGGTTTAATTGACTTGGTAACCATAAACTCGTCTGCTTCTTGAGCCTCGTCAATAAGGACGAAGTGATAAGTCTTAGATTCAATCTTTGCCTTGGGGTTACAAGTCTGCATACGGCAAAGTGATCCAGAATTCTTTAGGGTGATAATTCGCCCTTTTCCTCGTGATCCACCAGACATCGCCTTGTCGTCAATCTCAGGGTCAAGCAAAAAGTCCATTGCATGGTCGCTAGTTAACTTGCTTACGATACGTCCAAACACAGTGTCTGCTTGGTCTTCTACGGGAGCAAAAACGCCAACCCAGAATCCTTTTTCAAATTTACCAAGCCACGTTGGATAGACCTTGGCAAGTTTGGGAAGGAGCACCATCATGGCAGAAAGCACGTTAGACAGTACTTCCGATTTACCTGACTGGCGTGTAGCAATCACTGTCATTTCATCGCCGTCACCAAGAATCACTGATTCAATTAAACGGTACGCAATAGGTAACTGGTAAGGGAAGAATTTAGTGTCAGTAAAGGCTTCGGTGAATATGACTCCCCGTTTTACTAACTCATCTAAAAACTCTGCCGACGTATCGTCAAGTTCTGTGAATTCGTCTTCGGGGATTAGGTTTTCTTCTAGTTCTTCATCTGTAAGCACATCTCTATCATACAAAAGTAAATGCCCCCGGTGTTAAACCGAGGGCATTTACAAACTCTTGGGGAGGAGGTCACACGGAAAGGGGGAACGTGATGAACCCAAGAGTTAGAACAATGTTAGTTGATTTTCACTAGGTACGGTGGGCATATGGTGATCTTTTAGGAACTCTAAAGCCTCTTCTAAAACACAGAAAATGTCATTACTACTGATTACAACTTTACCATGTGCGTCAAGTTCTGCAACTTGTTTGGGGTACCCGTAAACAATATCTGCCATTTCATTCAACATGTTTACTACTGTTTTGCTCACTTTAGTCCTTTTTGTTTTGGCGTGACACGTACTCTAGCCAGAGAGTATTCACAATGTCAACTTGTTCACTAACAAGTTCTAAAGGAGCATCATGGAAACGCCACTGGTCGTAAGCGCCACCAAGAAACATGATGCTGTTGTTTAGCCAATCCAGTAGATCAGCATTTGACATCTTCTGTATGCGAGAAGGAGAAGGGATTGAATCATCTGATTTCTTTTTAAATATCGCCATTACCAGTTGCCAATCTCGTGAGCAGTTGTGTCTAGCATACGCCCACCAACAGCATTTAAGATGCCTTCTTCGTCATTTTTAGGGGCTGTTTTTTTACAAAACCCTATTTGAAAACTATGTTTTCTAAAGCGAAATTGAACGCCTTTGCCAGTTCTCCACGGTTTATCAAGTTCATGCATAAACCCAAGAGACACTATTGGGGTGCCTTTACGAACGTAGTTACGGGTAATCCAATACAGATTGCCCACGGATTGCACAAGGTTCATAGAATCTTTAAACAGAAACCAAGATGCGACAAGTACTACAACAACTAATATACCTACGATGATCATTTACATATCCTGAAAGTAAGCGGCTTCTTCGTCTTTAGTAACCCTACTATACGGGTATTTGTCAAGCACTTCTCTAATAAACACCCCTTTAGACGGGGCTGAGAAAAAAGAAATATAAGTTGTATTGGGCACATCCGTATATTTCCACGGAGTATCCCTGTTAATAAACCTAACAAAGATAGTACCGTATAGGTTTCCAAAACCTTTTTCGGTAACGGGGATAAACTTAAAGGCTCTTACACGACTACTTTCATCTGGTGGATGATTGTTTCCGGGTACCCAAGCAATTTCAGTCAACGCAGTGGTGGGGAAAGAAGATTCTCGCCCTTCACGGATACGTGCACGTTCTTGCTCAATGCGCCCAGCACCCGTGTAAGTAGAAGTACCTCTGAAGTCTTGTATTTTACTGGGGTTCATGCCCCCTTTACGACGTGCCATTTAGTTATATTAGCAAGTATTAAGCAGGCTTCAACGCTGGTGGCACTTTATCAGCAATGGCGTACTGCCAGTGCCATGCTTCAAACTCTGCTGACTTAGGGTCAGAACCTTGAAGGTAGAAACCATACTTAGGACCATTGGTGCACATCCATGCAAGCATCTTAGGGTGAGCCGAAAGGCTTTCAATCTTGCCCTTGATTTCTACACCAAGGTCAATAGCAAGACCCCATCCGTGGTTTGACTTGCCGGGAGTTGAGCAGGGGGCCATTCCGGGCTTGAGGTACCAAGTCACACCTTCGTAGGTACGGGTTACTTGTGGCTTGCGACCTTTGTCTTCTTTGGAGTAACGGTCAAGAAAAAGCGCCAATGCTGGCTCAAGTGGGCGGTAGTCACCAATGTTTTTAAGTTCAATACCAGCGGCTAAAGCAGCGTCGTACAAAGCATTAAAGGATTTAGCGGCGGTAGTCCACATTTGACCACCACACTTTACTTTTGCAAGTAAAGCGGCATCCATTTTACCGTTAGGCACTTTTGCAAGTGAGGGGGGCATGACCAGTTTGATGTAAGGATATTCCATGGACCCAGTTTATCGTAGTTAGAACCAATATGCCATCGCAGTTAGAACAGTGATGACACTAATCACCCAGCAATCTCCATAGCCGTAATGGTAGACGACAACCTGCCTGTGGTGGAAGCATTGGTGTCACCTGCACATTGATTAACAACAAATGAGTATGTTCCGCCAAATGGACTATAAGCAGCCACTTGATATGTTGTTGCTGAAACCGTAGACGGGGAATCTAAATAAGTAAACGAAATGTTTGCGTTAATATCAGGTCCGTTAGAGTATCCACCACTAGCGTTAATACTCACTCTGCTCCCAGCAGTAGTACCACCGCCTATAAGTGTTGCTCCACGTTTTAGTTGTGCAGCGAAATATGCTCTGTAACTTCCCGCAACATCAACCATTCCGTGCATATTAACAGTTATTAAAACTTTTGAAGTAGTTGATTTTGGTGTAATAGAAACGCTTAAACCTGTTACGTCTGCTGATGCACCCGGAGCAATGGTTGATGAAGTGATAGTTGTCAAAGTTGTACTTTGAACTTGTAAGACTGAACCGCTAGTTGCGCTTGTGGCTGCAATGTACCGCCAAGCAGTACCGTTCCAAATAGCAAGCATATCCGTATCGGTTTCATAGATAAACTGCCCCTCATACGGGGCTGTGGGGCGTGTGCTACTAGTAAACACACCAACCCCAGCCACAGCGTTTATCGCCCACTTGCCGTCAGTGTATGACCATACTTTACCACCAACCGTAAAGGTGTCTCCGGCGGTTGGTGAGTTTGGGAAATCTATAGCCATATACGCCTATTTTACACCATATGGAGTTGGGGGCCTATGCCCACCAAAAGTGCTTAAGTATTGCTAAGGAAGCAAGCACAATCCAGACTACGTTGAAAAGGATGATGGTAGGAAGGGTCTTCTTAGTGGAAGTCCAAATAAGACTTGCGCTTGAAACAATGGCAAAGATGTAAAGCCACCACCACTGTTTACCAAAGAGAAGACCGGGGAAGATGATGGCAATCTTTGTTGAAAAGCCCCATGCTTCTACGGTATTGACACGGTTCCAATACTTCTTGGAACTCATGGTTTTGACGGCGTTGAATACCTTGTTGTTCATCTTTTGTTCCTTTTTAATAAACGGTTTGTATGTGTCCCCAAGTAGGGAGGATAAATCTTCCATTAAAACAGTTCCTCAGAAAAGGTCAAGAGGACTCTTTGGACGTTGAGTGTCTATCTTTGATTTTAGCCACAAAACAAACTGTTCTGACATATCAGGAATATTAGAAGGTCTTTCTTGAGCAAGAACATCTCCTTTTAAATACCTGTAAAGGTGCATGTCGGGAAGTTGCTTGATTTCATTTACAATATCTTCAGGGATGTCCATAAGTTCTAATGAGTACTTTGAGTACTCAGCCATTATTTCCCTATTGTTAAAAGGCTCTTCATACACAGATGCCCACTCAAACATGTTTTTAAGAAGTTCCTGCATTGTCCTAGCAAACCATAATCTGCCCTTGTCTTTTGTTGTTTCATATTTACTATCAAAATAAGTAAATGTAGTGGCAGAAGAAATTGCTTTTATTTCAGGAATCTCAACATAAATGATATAAAAATAAGGAGAGTAATCAAGCACTATTTCAAAAGTTTGTAAATGGGAAAGACTAGGAATCCAACTAGGACCAAACGGAAACTCAGAACCTTCTTCCCAAAGAAGTCCTTGTGGACCATAACCGCCCGAGTCACAACGAACCAATGAGTCCTCTAAACCAAATGAATCAACGAGGATAGCCTTGGTTAGGATAAACAAACCTTGTCTATCATTTTGTCCAACCACTTTTAAGAACTTAGAATAATCTATCGGTTCCATGTTTTTTGCCACCATTTCTTATTTAGTAAGTCTTTTTCTATTTTACTATCTACGGTACGCCTATTCTGCCTATATGGAGTTGCTGTAGAAGAACCCGACGGGAATGTTGGGCCAGCGTTAAACCCTCTACTTGCTACAAAGCGTGTCCACGAGGAATCTTCAAATTTTACTGTTGGTGTGCCGTGTTTTCTTTCAAATGGAATTAAATGAAACACTGGCGTTCCATACTTTATTGTAAATTCTTTGTCGGTTTTAATGTTCAGAACAAGATTCATAATGTGATAAAAGTCTGTATGAACTACCGCTGGCACTACATCGTAGTCTAAATTTGGTTCAAACAAAACGGGAAGCACCAACGTAGACCAACCCGGTGCTGTAATGAATGACCACGGGTTGATGATCTTAGGGTAACAAGAGTCCTCTATTTTTCTTACTTCAGTCATTGGACATGCGCCAGTTTGACCAAAACCAAAGGATTCCACATTAAATATTTCTTCGCCCGTGTTTCCTAGCCTAATTTGGTCTAAGTTAACATTCCACTTTCTATCAGTGCTTGCATCTGGAGAAAAAACAGCGTTTGTCCACATTGGAACGGTAATTCCCATGTTTAAAAAGTCCTGTGTCCCTGCACACCCTCTTATAGAGCCTGTGTACTTACCAATACTACGAAACCACTTTGGAGTATTGGAAACGGTGTTTGCGTAAGGTTTACCCTGCTCCTCCATTAAACTTGGGTGTTGCGGAATCAAAAGGATTTCCCCCGGTTTAGGTTTCTTCAGGTGTTCATAGTTTTTATTCTTTATTGAGCGAAACCTAGTCATTATATAGATCCTTCAATGATTGGGCGTGATCTACAGTTTCATGGTCAAATCTTGCTAACATAACATTAGACATTTGTTGTGCAATTTGTCCTCTAATGTTTAGCCTTTCAAGAAGAGTAGAAGACGAATTACGGTTTAAGAGATTCTGTCCCTGAGCAACGTGTATTAAATGTGCTGGCAAAAAGAGTTCCCCATTAGTTGCGGAAACATCTTCACGCATTGGGAGTCTCTCGCTCCAAAGTGCCAACAATTCCTCAAGAGCAGGGTTAAGGGGCATCTCCGAAACGGCTCTCCAGAATGGGGTATCAGCACGATCTGAGACATAATGTAAACGAATCATTGTTAGCACGTTGTCCATCATTAAGTTTATTTTCTTATTGTAGAACTTTTGCATGTGCTGATTGGTTTCATTATAAGAAGATAGGTTTCCTACCAAACTTATAACTTGTTGGATCGTTGTACCAATGCTAGTTGCCTCAAGAGGTTCAACAAAAGCAGAGGCCAAACCTACGGCGCAACAGTTTTTAACCCATGTCTGCTCAAGATGGCCTGCATCAAACTTGAACGATTTATGAGAATCTACTGAGTACCCAGTTACTGTCTGTACTTCATTGACTGCTTCTTCTTCTGTAATAAAGTCAGATGCAAATACGTAGCCATTGCCCCTTCTTTGCTGTGTAGGAATTTCCCATATCCACCCAGACGATGCGGCTCTTGCCCTTGTGTATGGTCGTATTTCTCCACTTGGATCTGATTCTGTTGGAAAAGCAATTGCTGAATCTACAAGCAAATACTTACTAAAAGAGTTCCACTTTGCTGCGCCCAACTTCGTCATTAAAAGGCGTTTAAGCCCAGTTGCGTCAATCCAAAAATCAGCCTCTACTGTTGCTGTATTTTCAAGGACAACAGACTCTATGTTTCCATTTTCTACATTTAATGTTATATCTTTGACTTCTGCATCAATAACTTTAATTCTTCTTTCAAAACAAAGTTTCTCAAAAAAAGCATTAAGTTTCATTGTGTCAAAATGATATTGATTTGTATTACTATGCAGATTGTATTTGCGAATTCTGTTTTTTAGAAAACCATCTGTAGTCATTGCCGTTGTTAGAAATTGGTTTTTTTCTATAAACCCTGCGTATAGTCCAAAGTTACTCCAGTAATAACCTGAATCATCACCGCTTACACTGTGGAAATAATCTGTATTCTTAGTGTGCCAATTTTCAAAACGAATCCCATACTTATGGGTAGCGTCTGTTTGTGTCAGCAAGTCGTGCAATGGAATTTCACATAAATCCATGAACCTTTTCCAGTGCTCTGTACTACCCTCGCCTACTCCTATTATTCCTATTTTTGATGAAGAGATAATAGTTACATCTGAAGACGGAAAAGCCTGTCTAATGATTATTCCAGCAATCATTCCTGCTGTGCCAGAACCAACTATGCCTATAGAAAAGTTGTTACTCATGGAAACCACGTCACTAACGAGTATTTAATACCGTCGTTTACAGGGTGTGCTTGATGATCGTAAGTAAGCCCAGACGGAAATAAAACAACTGAACCCGGGGTAGCCTCAATTTCTACTTTATGAAATGGAAATTCCAATACTCCCCCACTAGACGTATTTTCTAAAATAGCAACCAAACTAAAAAGTCTATTCACGCCTCCACCAGTATCAAGGTGTGTTCCGTATCTGGCTCCATTTTCATATTTCAGCATTTGCATAGGCTCATGATACCCACTTTTTGCCATAAAGTAAGAAGAGTAATCTAGAAAGCAATCCTGCAAAGGTAAGTAAACATCGTTTCTGAACATGTCATATAGATGATGTGTCTTGCCGGGATTCATAATCCATTGCAAATCACAACTGTCTGATGTTCTGTACTCTTTTGCTTCTCCATTGGCTCCAATTAGGGATTTTGTCCAAAAAGTCTCTGCCCCTCGCAAACATTCTTTTTCTAATTCTTGAATAAAGTTTGTCCCATCAAGAACATCTTGATAAACAAAAATTCCCGTTGATTTTTCTTGTAGTTTCATTAGGTTACCTGAAAGCACTCCTCTAAGACACACACATCTTTTGAATAGATTTTAAAAGTGTATTTGCCAGTCAGTTGTGGTCTATACAAAAAGCGAAGATGATGCTCTTCGTGAATAATCGGAAGAACCTTGTCTTGGTTAGTTAACCCGTTGCTCATAATACAATAGTCGGTTTTACTAAAGGTAACCCAATCATTTGTGTAGTAAATGCACTGAATAAAATTTAGTTTAACTGTCTCTTCAAAATGGCAAGTATTACTTGTTGGTATAAACAATAATTGAACAATTTCTTCATCAAAAGTTAGATCATTCATTGATTTACTTTTACCAATTGTAATTGGCAACTTTGTTTGAAGTGACAAAGTTTCTGCTTGTTCCATGTCCCCATTGACAGGGCAATAAATCACCCTTTGCATTTACAAGTTGTTGAGTTTATTATTGATGTTTACTACTCTTTTACACAATTCGCTTAATTGATACGAATCACCCATTGGCATATCGTTTTCCGGCTGGTATGTGCTTGGGTCAAAAGTTTCTGTATCTATGCCAAGAAAAACGCATAGACGAAAAATGTCAGATAGCGTATTCTTCTTATACATATTCAAAGCGTTAATTTTATCTTGCTCTGAGATTTCATTAAAAATGGTCATATTTCTCCTATTGGTTTAAAATAATATACGAAAAGCCACTAGCGGCTGCATATGTGTCTGTATCTGCTGTTAATCCGCTTCTTGTATCATAGGACAAAGCAGTTGGAGTAGTTTCCGTAACGATGATTATACCCCCTCCACCACCTGCTCCGCCTCTTTTGCCAGTACCTCCCGTACCAGATGATGGAGCAGCAGCACCTCCAGCGCCGTTTGTCCCGGGAGTTCCTGCTGCACCTGCCGCACCATTTGTTCCGTTTGTTCCTGCTGTACCCGCTGCACCCGCCGCACCCCCTGCTGGTGCAGCGGAATGCTTTGCTGGGTAGTGTATGTGAACGGGGTTATTTTCTACGCCGATGTAAACGTGGGGTTGATATTTTCTATAACCGCCATGACCATGAACATTGCCATCCCAATATCGCAAAACATTAGTAGCGGCAAAACTGTGCCCGTTTTGATGGGTACTGTCTTGCATATGGGGGTGTGCAGCGTGGTAAGTACCATTAGTAAAACGATGAGCATTGTGCCCATGCCCATGACCCGGGTGTGGATGACCTGCGTGATACGTGCTTGAGTTGTTTGTCGGCCCAGCAGTGTGGGAATGAAGCCTGTAAGTGTTATGGAGATGTGGTGTATTGTGGTGGGAGTTTAAGGCAGGGTGGTGAGCAGCAACACCCGGTGAACCTGCTGAGCCAGCAGAACCTGCTGCACCATTTGTAGCGCCAGTTCCTGCCGTACCCGGTGAGCCTGCTGTAGCGCCAGTTCCCGGTGCACCTGCTGTACCCGGTGCCCCCGTAGTACCAACAGAACCAGCAGAACCTGACCTTCCAAGACTAATTACTTTTCCAGTTCCCGTGATGTTCTTGGCAACAATTAAAACTAAGCCACCTCCAGAACCTGCTGTTCCACCTGCTCCTCCAACTCCGGGTGTTGCTCCAGTGGCTGTTCCGGGACTTCCTGTTGAACCCACACCGTTTGTTCCGGGAGTTCCATGTGTACCTGCTGCACCGTTTGTTCCGGGAGTTCCGGGTGTTCCTGCCGTACCTGCCGGGGCGTGCAGAAGAGCATGAGAATGGTTATCGTATTGTCCTTTAGTGTAATACCGAGTTTCTTGGTGTGCATAAGGTGCAGCCGCACCGCCCGCACCGCCCGCACCGGCACCCGAACCTGCTGTACCTGCACCACCTGCTGTAGCACCTGTACCGTTGGCTCCTGTTGAACCTGCCTTACCAAGCCAAGTATCAGCATTTGTTAACGCAGGATAAGTTGTTCCTTGACTTCCCGTTGTGCCTTTACCGCCACCTTTAATAGCAACAACTCCAGACGGGGTTACAACCGTAGCCGCAATTAAAGAATTTATATGATTGCGATAAGACTTAGGAAGTTGTGTTGCACCCGGTGAACCAACACCACCGCCACCTGTTCCACCTACGGAATAGACAATTGACGACGACGCTGTTTCAACGCCAGAAACAGTACCAGTAGCAATATCGGAACTTGGTTCCCCAACAACGCTTCCCGTAAATGTGCCCAGTCCTATAGCGCCATTTATGGTAAGGGTATTTTTAACAAACACCCGAAATCCATTTGTGAGCAGAAATGCACCACTATTTATTGTCAGGTTATTGTAATACATGTCAGAAGTGAGGGTGGTTGGATTGCCTGTAATAATTACATCGCCGTCAGTTCCCGGACCGTAAACCTCGTCATTGCCAAGACTTGAAACACTTGATTCGTATCTAGATATAGCCATGTTTACACCTGTTGAATATAAATACTAGTTCCTGCGTTTGCGCCTGTTACATCAGTAGAGATGGATGCAGGAAGTGCAGAAGCAGACGATACAACGATAATGACACCGCCTCCACCGGGGGATGTTGCAGGGGCTTTGATATAACCAGTTCCAGAAGATGGGCCAGAGATATAACGAGCGGCAACAATTACTACTCCTCCACCAGCCTGAGTAGTTCCTCCAGCACCCCCACGCAGGGGCGTAGGACCGCCAGAAGCGGTTATTGAATAACCAGTAACTGCTTGCTGTGCAACTCTAAAATACTTAGTCCCACCCTGAGAGGCGGTTGGGGCAGTTGCCGTGTACGTGGCTGCTGCGTTTCCACCAAGACTGCACGTAACAGATGTGCCTACGCTTCCCGTAGTAGAACCGCCTTGGGCAATAGACCCAGCAGTAGAAAACCCAGCAGTGTACCCAATAACTGAGTTGTTGTTTAACTTTAAAATACCTTTTACAAAAACACGGTAACCGTTAGGTTCTAAGCGCACGCCTGCGTTAATTGTTAGATCATTGAAATAAACATCTTGCGTTATGGTGTAAACGCTTGATGATGGATTAACAGTTGTGGAGTCACCCAATGTAAGAGTGGTGGTTCCATCTAGTGTCTTGTTACCGTCGTAACCGTTTCCATAAACAATGTCTGGGCTTTCGTTGTAGTAGGAAACCCAATATGAGCCGTCCCACTGCCAACTTTTAGAGCCGACAGTGTAAACCTGATACTGGTAAGGAGAAGCAGGAAAGGTAATCGCTGGCATGACTAGTTATTCCTATAGCCATACACACGGACTGTTCCCGTGATTGTCCCCGAAACAGGAATCAAACTAATGCCGTCAAAACTTGTAGATGCTTTCATAACATTGGATTGGTTGCGTATATAAGCCTCACCGACAAAAGAACCATTTTGTACAAGCATGCCCGTTTTCGCAGTTTCAAATGGGCTATACACAGTAATATCAAAAAACGATAGATCTGACAGTACCATTTGTCCAAGGTCGCCTATGCTTTGGATAGTTGACCTTGCTGCGCTAACCGTAGTTGAATCTGCCACAAGTGCTTGGTTACTGTAGTTTAAAGTTTGGTTATCTGAGCCTGACGTTCTAAAACGGTATTGCAAAAGTACTTGGCTAGAATTTGTTATTGATATCTCAATTTTATAGTTTTGGTACAACGCAGAAAAGCACCCGTTAATGCTCGCTGCTGACGCTGCTGAAAAAGTTACCGTACTGGAAGTTAGGGTTACGTTTGTGCCCGCAACAGAAGTAGGTGTAATCAGTTCTAAACCTGTTGGGTTTTGTGCAGGGCTGTTAGGAACAACCCATGCTGTACCGTTCCACACAAGTAAACGGTTCGTATCAGTCTCATAAGTTGTTTGACCAGTCCACGGCGCAGAAGGACGGGTAGAAGATGTTGCTTGGTATGGCGACATCGTGCCACCACCTAGTTCAACCCATGCTGAGTTGTAATAGATGTAAGAAGCACCAGTAGTTGTATCAAACCAGACTTGACCAGCAGACGGGGATACTGGGGCGGTTGCAGAACTGGTAATTGCTATAGGACCTGTTGCGCCTGTAGGACCAGTGGCTCCCGTGGCACCAGTAGGACCAGTCGGGCCTACGGGTCCCTGTGTTTGTGGTCCAATCTCAATCCACTGAGAATCGTAGTAAACAAAAGTTTTACCTGTGTCGGATTCAAACCAAATCTGACCAGCAGCAGGAGAACTTGGAGCGGTGTCTGAGATTGTTGCCCCACCTGCGGCAGAAGCGTTTACCCACGCCGTGCCGTTGTATTGCAATACCTGATTAGTGGCAACGCTGGTTATTGTTACGTCTGAAAGATCATCAATAGATCCAACAGTGCTGGCTGTGCCCGGGGCAAACTTGGCTCCGTCAAATTTAAGTACTTGGTTGCTAGTAGCACCAGTTGTGTCTACTTCAATGCCATCAATGAAGAGAGTAGGTACTTTTAGGGTGTCGTCTGTTTTGAGTACGTTCGCTGCGTCACGGTAGAGGTTTACGTCACCAATAGCAGTTCCGTCACCCCATACAAGGCGACCTCCACCTTGAACTTGAAGTCTTGCATAGGCATCTTGGTCTACAAAAATAGTCAACCCGTCAGAGCCAGCAGTTGTTAACTGCCTGATTGTAATTGGGGTTATAAATTTCTGTGCCACGACCTCAATCGCTTCCTATGTTGTGACCCCTCAAGGTCTATTTAATTATTAGCCTACTACAACGATTGTGTAATCGTTAGCGGAAATAGTACCGTAGAGAACAACGGAGAGAGCATCTGCGTTAGAACGGGTTACATCCCCAATAACGGTTGCACCAGTTGATACTTCGTAAATCTGTACGTTTACATCAGTAGTATTAAAGTTGTGAGTAACTACGGTAGTAGAAACACCTGTGCTAGAAGCAGCACATCCCTGTTTAGCAACACGGGCAAGTGTAGAAGCGCTTGTAGTGACTGCACCAGCAGTTGTTTTAATACCAAGGTTTGTACGAGCAGTCGCTGCATCCGAGGCACCAGTACCACCGTCTGCGACAGCAACGTCTGTGCCGTTCCATGTACCACTCGTGATTGTGCCAAGTGTTGTGATTGAGGACTGACCAACATAGTTGGCTGAAATGTCAATAGCATCAGACGTAATTGCTGTTCTGTTAGCGGTTACGTTGACATTGACTTGCGTGCCGGTCTTTGAGAGTCCGTCACCAGCCTCAAACGAGCCAGCACCAGAGAACTGCGTCCAAGTAATTCCTGTTGAGCCAACAGTTATTGTTCCGTCTGTGGAAACAACAAAACCCGAATCAAAGTTAACGGTTCCTTCTTCAACAAAAGCAAAAGTTCCTGACTTGAGTTCACCAGTATCGGCTGTTCCGTTAGCGTCGGACGAACGAGATGCCGCACCTGAAGCGACGGCAACGTAGATACCGGTTTCTGATGTAGTAGTTTGGTTTTTGAGAAGTACACGGTCACCAGCGACAAGTGTTACCCCGTCAATTATGTCTCCGGCTTCAAGTCCAGTTGAAATGGCTACGTTTGCAGTTGATGCCACTCTTACTGATTGTTTTACATCAAGACCTTGGCGGGCCGAGTCAACATAGCCCTTGGTGGCAATATGTGCTGCAAGTGTTGGGGTAGCAATTTTAGCGTTACCGCTTGCATCACGTATTACTAATTTACTAGCAGTTGCCTCAGAAGTAGCGTCAGCAAGTTTGGTAAAATCTGCTGCGGTTAAAAGACCAGCAATTGATGATGTTGCAAGATTTGGCGTAATTGTTGTTTGACCATTTGACTCAGTAATTGTAAGACCAGCCGCATAGGTACCACCAGAGATTACGCCATTAGCAGCACCACCAGTTTGAGCAGTTGACGCAAGAAGCGTTCTCCACGCAGTGCCAGACCAAACCTTGATGGTGTCTTCAGTGCTGTTATAGATAAGGCGGCCTTCAAAGTTGCCACTTGATGGGTCGGTAGCCAAAACCTCAAACTTAGCGCTAACCAGTTGGTTCTGGTTGAGGTCAATGTTAGTTAGAAATTTCTGAGCCATTAAGGTTCCTTACGTGAGATAGGCAAATCCGGAGAACGCTGATGTAAAGTTTACTACAACTTGTGTAGTGCTTATGTAGTTAATTTCCCCAACAACCACTGTTTTAGCGCTATCTACAATGGTTACCGAAGGGTAGCCCCCTAAAGCATGGTTAATCGTCCATGCCGTTGAAACAGTCCCTTGGGTATGGATATGGCGAGCAGAAGTAGGGTAAACAAGATTTAATACTTGGTTTGGGGCAACGCCAGTAATAGTGGCGCTTGCATTGGTGGCGGTTGTAACTGTTCCAATAGTAAGAACATTTGGAGGTCCGGCAACACCGGGATCGCTTACTTCCAGCACCTGTTCTGCTGGTGCAACTACAGTAGATAGGTTTTTCTGTTGAGTAACAGTTATATACCTATTAGGTGCCCTTGTAACTTCTATAGTGCTCATACAGGCGGTGCTGAAATTGCTGCCTCAACTACAAGAGTTCCTGATGATATGGAATCCCAATCACCTGCTGAGTCTTGTACAAAGAGGTCAAATGAGTAAGAACCTGCGGCAATGGTGTTTGCGTTAGAAACGTGTAATTCTAAGGTGGCACCAGTTGCTGGAGCCAGATAACCACGCTTGTTGGCGGGGGTTAGGGCAATTACAGTGTTTTCAGATGGTTTGGTGGAATACCAGCGCAAGTCTAGAACGGTAGTGCCAGTAGATGTCTTAGCCTGCATAAAGGCACTCTGGACAGAGATAACAACCCCATCTGCGTCTTTCCAAGTAAAGGTACGGCGGTAATCCGTGTATTGCTTGAATCGGATTTCCATAGCCTTTGAGTCCTCCAGTGGGGTTACAGTATCTAGTGCGGTCACACTAATTGTACCTTCAACAACGGGGCGCTGAATCCCTTTTACAGTTGCAAGCACATCGTACTGAAGGTCTCCCAAAGGGAGGTCTTGGGTTTCTTCCGCAGTTAAACTAAGCATAATCCCGTTTTCACGGGTAATTGCCGTAGTGATTTCCATTTTTGCCAGATCACCTGTTTTAATGAAGGAACGGCTGTCCGTAGGCTTTAACATACTGTGCGTACGTCGGTCTTTCAGGATAAGAAGACGCTCAAAAGGAAGACCACGAGTTATGTTGTAATTGACTGTTCTAACGGTGGGAGGCATACTATCTAGTGTACTTCAGTGTTCAGTCATCTTTTTTTACAAGCACTCCACCAATGTGGACAATTAGGGCAGAAACACTGATGGCAAGAGCATAAGACTGTACCTGACCAGATAAAGTAATTAAAACTAGACCTGTACCAGCCAAAGTCCATGCCAAACCATGTAATTCTTTGATTAGTTTCTTAAACATTAATTCCTCATACCAAAACGGCGCTTACGGGACTCAGATGAACCGCTGGTATCACTTCCTCCCCCACCTCCGCCAGACGGGCTTGGAGCCGGTGCTGAAGGGCTGGAAGGGGGCAAAGAAACAGTTGGTGCTACAAATAATACACCCGTTGCGGCTATCAGCGTTTTACGGGTTTTTACGTTGACTTTAGAGTCAACAGGAACGTATGTACCAAAATTCTCACCGAATATGTTAATCTCCGATTCAAAGGCGTTACGGACCGATTCAGGGGCGTCCTGTACCGCTGTGATGAGTTGTTCGGCTTGCACTGTAGACAATTCACCCGTATCAATGGCATCAAAGATTTCAGTTGCTTGACTCGTAGTTAGAACTGCAAGTACCTCGGAATTAGTAGCAAGAGCCACAGCCTCTTTATCATTCACTCCGCTAGAGATAATGTCCTCAACAGCAGATTGAATTTCATCTTGACTCTTGTCCATTAGCGTAGTTATCAGGGCTGCTACGGCAGGATCTACTTGTTCAGGAGTTGGTGCAAGTGTTGTAGTTGGAATTGCTATAGTAGTGGGGGTTTCAACAACAATGGAGGTAGTAGATGCGACACTTGTGGAAGGCTCTGGGAGCGTTGTTCTTGGTATTGTGCTGGTGGTTGTGGCGGCAGCAGTCGTCGTTGTGGCAACGGTTGTCAAAGGAACATAGGTTTGAGTAGTAGTTGTAGGGGGAACAGTTGACGACGTTGTTGTGGTCGTTGGCAATTCCGTTGTTGTTGTTTGCAACATGGTGGTTGGGACCACGAGAATAGTTGTTGTGGTTGGTTCCTGAGTTGTAGTCGTAGGCGGCACTGTTGTTGTAGTGGTCGTAGTTGTAGAAGTAGTTGTAGAAGTAGTCGTGGTTGTACTAGTTGTAGTTGTGGTCGGCTCTTCAGTTGTTGTCGTAACTTCTGGCTGAGTAGTGCTTGTAGTTGTTGTGGGCACGTTTGTTGGGGCAGAGTCTGATTCCACCATGTAGAACCGGTTGTACCATCTATTAGGGTCGCCACAGCAAACACTTGTGCGTAGACGGTAAACACCTGATTCTTGAACATTATATGAAATGTATGAATCCAGACCAAACCAGTCGTCATTTACGGCTACGACGGTGTTGGCGCTGTTGTACAACCACAACTGACTGTCAATACCGTATTGCCATGCATAGGTTCTTAGGGTAAAAGTTGTGCCTGACTCTAATTCAAAGTAGTAGTCGTTGGCACCTTCGGTCCGAAACGACTCTGCGTTGGCTGAGGACACGGGGTAAATGGCTATAATGCTAAGTAATACGGGAAGTAATGATATGGGGCGACTAATTGTCCTACGAAAATTAAATCGTAACAATCATTCTCCTCTAACTAATGGCATGTACTAATTTTACCATTAGACACGAAGAGGGACCGCTCGCAAGCAGCCCCCCTCGGTGGGTTAGACCTCGTTAATAATTATACACAATTAGGTATAATTAGTCTTCCCACCGTTTTTTCATTGGTTTACCTACCATTGCGCCAGCAATTTGCCCTAGGTCACGCACATCACGAATTTTCCAGTGAAGGTTACCAAGTGCTCTAGAGGTGGCGTGTGAGCCTGCGCCAGCCTTGGTAGCCCCTGCTTCATCATCTCTAAAGACCATGCTTTGTTCAACATGGCTTACATTTATAGAAGCACGTCCAAAATGGTGAACATTGATGTAAGGAGATTTACCTTTACGTTCATATGTAAAGCCTCTTGAATCGTCGGATTCATCTTCTAAATAAGTTTGAAGAGCAGATTCTTGCGCTGGGGTTATTTTAAATTGCCTACTAATGTGATCGGATGCACTCATCAATAAACTCCCTCACAGCAGGCATCTCTTTGCCCGCACTGGTTACAACGATAATGGGCATGTTCCTGCCTCATGTCCCCACCACACCAGACACACTGTTCTGAGGTGTCTAACGAGTTACTTGGAGTTTCACTGACCATGATCCTACTCCTGTGGGTCGGATTTCTAACAAAACCGGCGTTTTGTACCCTTGTGAAGTCGCCATTCGTTTAGCCATTTCAATGGCATCACTCATTGCTGGTGTTTGTATTGGGTATGTGACAATCATTGTGTGTATAGTGTATATCAAATGTAACGAGAGGTCTGAGGTGACAAATCTACAAGATTTAACAATCCCATATAACCCCGATAATGCTATTGACTGGAACGAAGATGGGGTGGTGGTTCTAAAAAACTTTATCCCTGAGGAGTTAATGGTCGCTTATGAAGAGTGTTGGCTCCGTCAAAACGGACCAGAAGGAGTAAACCCAAGGTTAGGCGGGTGGGATTACTGTACCCCTTACCGCCAGCATAAAGAAATACGTGACATCCTTTGCTATGGACCATTACAAGAGGAAATGCAGAAGTTAATTGGCGAACCAGCAGGTGTACATCTTAATTTAACGGGTTGGAAGTCAACCACCCGTAACTGGCACCAAGACTCCTATTTGAACCCTCCACACGTCGGGGACTATTATGTTGCTGCTTGGATTGCCTTAGACACTATCCACCCTGACTCGGGACCTTTTCAGTACGTCAAGGGTTCCCACAAGTGGCCTTTAGTCACACGGGAAAAGATACTTGCGGCTCTTGACCCTTCAGAACGTGACCACAGGTGGCCTACTCATTCAGAACGTCTACTTACCCCATTGTTTACCGAAGAGATTGAATCTAGGAACGCAGAAATAACTTCACACTTACCAAAGCGTGGAGATGTGCTTTTATGGCATGGGCGTTTATTACACCGTGGTTCTCTCCCCAATGTCCCTGATATGGAGCGTAAATCTTTAATTGCCCATTATTCGGGTATTAATCACCGACAAGATATGCCCGAAGCATATACGCACGGTGACGGTTATTGTTTTCCAGTAGACGATGAAAGTAGTTCACTCAAATGAAATTATTAAATGTAGGTTGTGGCACACATTATGCACAGGGTTGGGTAAATTCAGATACGTGGGAAACTGAAGATACTAAGCCAGATGTGAAAGTAACTCCCGGTGAACCGTATCCATTTGAAGACAATACGTTTGATGCCGTATACATGGGGCACGTATTGGAGCACATTCCATGGTTAGAAGTATCTACATTTCTTAAAGATATGCAACGTATTGCTAAACCCGGTGCACCAATGCTTGTTGTTGGTCCAGACGTTCATAAAACTATTAAACGCTGGAAAGAAGGCTCAGAACCATGGTGGTTGGTAGAGTCAGTTATGGAACATTTAGATGTTCCTGATACGCATGTTCCCGGACTGGAATGGTGGGATGGTGCCCATCATCATTGGAATTGCCACGAGACAAGGGTTGAGAAATTGTTGAATTCCTTGGAGTTCAGTAATGTTGTCAATGTATTTGACGTAATCCCAAATGACCCAAGTGGCACGTCATGGTACGAAGAGAGCACGGGCATTACTTGGCCTGTAGTAGGAAAATACTATTGGCAGTTGGCCTATAGATTCTGTAATATAGATGAATGATTCTTTTCTTCATTCTTCTTATTGCTGGAGTTGTTTCTACACTAGTGGTACAAGCAGTACTTCTAGCAAAAGAGTTTGATTACCACCGTAAAGCGGTAAGAGAAGAAAGCCTCAAACGTCAAGACAAACGCTAATTAAACGCCTTTTTTGTCAACTTTGTTGAAAACAGCGTTAATCTCATCTTTAGTCAATCTGCCGTCGTCCATGTAGGCACGGGCAAGTCCTTCAACAACAAAGGCTACGCCACCGATACCAGCCATTAAACAGGCTTTCCACATAGGAACACCAGCGATAGCGCCTGCTCCCATCACTGAAAGCCCAGTTGATGCGAAGGCAGCGAGAATACGAAAAAGAATGTCTTTCATGGGTGTGTGCGTCCATTTCAAGTTGCTCAAAGTGTTTAGATACTTAGTATACCTTAATCAAATGGTAGTTCTAATTGTTTGAACTGTCCCCAGTTGATGTGTGGTTTTGCTGGGCGGAATACCGTAATTTCCCGATCTTGTCTGAGCAACTCATCTCGGGTGCGTTCAACGTGTGCTTTGTGTTGACGATCTAAACTATCTTTGTATTCCCGTGAGTTCTTTTCTTTGCGCCACTTGTTTATCTTGTCTTCACGGCTTGGCTTCCATGGGTCTTCCTCCCAGTCGCCTGCATCTCCTGCGTAGTCGCCGTCTTTGATCATTAAACAATTATACTTCAACCACCATTGCGGTAAAAGCCCTTACCAACAAGGTTAATTGCTGGGGCGTTATAAGTACGTTTTAACTGTTCTGAGCAGTGTGGACACAACATTAGAGGCTCCTCATCACGGATTCCTCGTTCTTGCTCCCAGTGGTGGTCGTTTGGACACTTGTATTGGTACGTTGGCATGGCAAAGATTATAGGCTAAAAACCATCCATACCGGGAAGCGGAACGTCTTTAAATTGTGGCGACATGTGTTGTTTAGGTTCCCGTCCAAGCAATCCACGTAAATGTTGCCGTGCGTCTTTTACCTCGTGGTCTGGTATAGGAACAAACCCCATATGTTTTTGCATGGTTCCGTTTACGTAAGCAGTTCCCATTCTTTGTGGTGTTCTACCATTGTCATTAATATCATTGGTTTGCAACATGTCAGTGTTTTCTGAATGGGAAACAACAGGTAACCCTCTTTCTTGTGCGTTTTTACCTATTGCACTGCTCCATTTAGACAAATTACGGGATGCTGTAAGAGGGACACCATGTTCTTTATGAATCATTGCGGCAACTGTTAAAAAAGAAGAGTTTAAAGAAGGGTCAAAATGTGCTGTTTTTATTTCAACAGATTTAGGAGTTGTTGTAAAAAGTTCTGTTGGTTGAAATTCCGGATCATTTTTAAGATTTTTTATGTTTTTAGCGTAGTGGATTCCGTCATACCGGGCAAAAGATGTTCCTCGGTTATCTGCAATGCTTCGGGCACTGGCTAGGGCATTAAAAGTGTCAAAGTTTTCATGGGCATCTAAGTATTCTCCTGATATCCCAATATTTCTAGCAACTTTTTTATGGGTATGGGGGGTGGATGGTTCACTAAAATCAAAGTTAGGGAAATTACGTTCTTTGGTAACTTCTGCTGTTACTTCTCCGTAAGCAACTGTACGGTCACTGTCTTCATCATTTGCAACAACTTTATAACTATCGGTGTACGTATTAGGTTCAGCGGGGTAGGCTATACGAGATTTAAAATACCTAGGCATTAGAAGCCTTCCATACCGGGCAATTGGTTTTGAGAAAATTGGGGAGATAGATGCTGGCTAGTGTCTTTAGGGGGATGCCCTAACAAAGTACGCAAATGCTGTCGTGCGTCTTTTACTTCATGTGTTGGTATTTCAGTGAATCCCAGATAGTTTTTCATATTGTTTTCTACATAGTCACTGTACATTCTTTTAGGAACCCTACCCTCCTGTTGCATTTCATTAGTTTGGTCCATATCAGGGTTATATTCGTGACTAACAACCGGTAACCCTCTTTCTTTAGCATTTTTACTTATTGCGCTACTCCATTTAGATAGGTTGTCAGACGCTGTGATAGGGATTCCATGTTCTTTATGAATCATTGCGGCAACTGTTAAAAAAGAAGAGTTTAAAGAAGGGTCAAAATGTGCCGATGTTATTGTCGCTGATCTAGGAGTTGTTGTAAATAGTTCTGTTGGTTGCAATAAATAATCATTTTTAAGATCTTTTATATTTTTAGCGTAATGAATTCCTGTACTTCTGGCGTATGGGTTTCCTCGGTTATTTAAAATACTTCGGGCACGACTTACAGCATTAAAAATATTATGGTTTTCATGGGCATCTAAGTATTCTCCTGATATCCCAATATTTCTAGCAACTTTTTTATGGGTATAGTTAGTAGGTTGGTCACTAAAATCAAAGTTAGGGAAACTACGTTCGTCATTAATTTCTACCTGCACTTCTCCGTATGGGACTCGTTGTAGGTAGTCTTCATTAGACCCAATAACTTTATAGTTATCAAGGAACTGGTACCTAGTGCCGCCGCCGTTATTCCTAGATGACGCTTTAAAATATCTAGGCATTAGAAACCTTCCATTCCGGGGAGGGGTACATCTTTAAATTGGTTAGACATATGCTGTTTGGGTTCTCGCCCAAGTAGCCCACGTAAATGGTTTTTTGCTTCTCGTACTTTGTCAGGGTGTATTTCTACAAAATCATCCATTACTTCATCTTGCTCGGCTTGGTCAGAGAAATAGTGCTCGCCACCTGAAACAGTATTGTTTTGTTTAAAAGTTGGGTTACCTTCATGTCCCATAACCGGAAGGCCCTTTTTCTGTGCATTTCTAGCAAGTTTGCTACTCGCTGTAGATAAGGATTCATCAGCAGTGATAGGGATTCCATGTTCTTGATGGATCATTGCACCAACTATAGGCATGGCATGCTTTAACGACGGGTCAAAAACCGCAGATGTAATAGTGGTTTTACGGGGTTCCGTAGTAAACAGTTCTGTTGGTTTTGGAATATCACTTTCAATGTGAAAGTTCTCATCTTTATTCAATGGGTTATCAAAATGGTTTAGAACTTGTGTAGATATGTATTGAGGTGACCAGCCAGTGCTCTTAGTATGGCGGGAATATAAATTGTCAGGGTCAGGTTCTCTAAAATCAAAGTTAGGGAAGTTACGTTCTCTAGTTGAAGTTACTTCAAGATTAGCGGCAGGTGTAAACCCTCGGCTATCCTTCTTACCAGTAACCATGTAAGAGTCATACTTGTCTAGGAGTTCAAAACTTTTCTTATAATACCGAGCCATCCAACAATTATACGTTAAGTGGTTGCCCTAAAAATGCCATCAGGACCTAGGCGCACGGTGCCTATGTAGGAAGACACATCTTTACCCGTTTTGACGTCAGTAACAGACCCGGGGGCAACTTTTATAGCAGAAGTGACCTTACATGAAGGAGAAACAATCCCAGAGATAAAGGTGTTGCGGGTTTTAGCCTTAGTAGGACTATTTAAATGATTTAAAAGTTCTCGCCTGTTTACCTTCATTTTGGCGCTTACAAGGTAGATATCGTCGGTTTGCCCAACAACTTTACCTTTAACAAGAACACTAAATATAGGTCGCCCCAAAACCTTGGTTGCAGGTGTATGCATGTGCACATCAACTTTTATACCTAGCAACTTTTTCAAACCCTGTTCACTAATGATGCGAACAGGCACTCCCCGAACAGTGTGTGTTTCTTTGTATATAGTCTCCATATTAGGATTTAGTATACAGAGCGTTTTTCGTTTACTTATGCCCTTCGTACCTTTTATTTAAGTATGGGTGTTCTTTCATAATGGCGTTATCATCTTCATAAGAGTTCCCATACACAACTGGCATAAATTGATCGGGATTTAAACGGTGTGCGGCTGCAACACGGTGATGACCATTATTAACGCTATTGAATAGCATATTTAAAGATATGGGGAGACCTACACCTTTTTCTTTAATGTCCCCCATAAGGCCACTTTTGTCGGCTTCATCTGCTTTTCTGTCCCAAAGTTCTTCATTTGTTTCTTTTCTGTTATGTTCTGCATTCCATTTATTTTCAAATGGATTTGGATCATAATTGTCCATGATCTCCTGTGGAGTCATAAACATGCGTAGTTGCTTGTCCATTTAATGATGGAAGTGGCTGTTGCCAACAGTGGTATGTGGATATTCGGAAGCAAATTCTCCAGCGGTATGATCATGGCTATGCAAGTTATGAAGATCGGCATGGTCAAGTGCAGGAACAGTGCCACTACCCCAGTCACGTCGTCTATGCTCTATGGAAGGAATATGTGAATGGCTGGTTTCATCGTAGTAATCAAGTTCGTGTGAACCCATGTCATGGGCAGTCATTAAGTGTTGTTTTAGTGAAAGCATGTCACCTAAATTAGTTGGTTGTACACGCATATGTTCTTCCATGGCGCCTTGGTTACGAGACAAGTTTGCCACACCCTGCATAAACTCTACCGTTTCACGGGGAATGCGAATAAAATCTTTACCATGATCTTTATCAAAGTTTTCGTTGCGAGCCATTAAAACCCCTCCATACCGGGCAATTGTGTTTTTTCATATGTTTTTTCAACAGGGGTATCCACACGCCTAGGGTAAGGGTCAAGACCTGATGCGTGTCTAAAAGACAAAATGCGGTTCATAGAGAAGCGCTTTTGGTCTCCCGCTTCGTCAAAGCCTTCAGGACGGTATCCAGCCGATGGGTTTAAACGTGCATCATTGCCACGACGCATACCACGGGTAATACGGTTGGTAGCCAATCTAAAACCTTCAGCACGCCCTTCTAACGCTGGACTAGCCATCAACCCACCGTCTTCAGCGTTGTACCAAGAACGGTTGTAATCATTCTGTTGAAAATCGTCAGGTTCATGTAAGTAGTCATTTAGATGACCTAACTCATGCATAGTGATCTGACTAGCAACAGTTCCAGAAGTGTCTTCCCATATTTTGTTATTTTTTGTTTTTCCCAAAACCCTAGGGTTTATTCCAACTTCCATAGCATGATGGTCAAATTGCCCAAAATCTGTATCGTCATCAATGGATACAGAAGCATTCTCTGTCATTGTTCTGAGCATGTCAACGGGAACAGTAGACCGAGCCATTGTTTCAGAAACTTTGTTTGCTAAATGGGCAGAATGGTCGGTGCCTACGTTATCGCTAATAAACCCTGACGTAGCGTCAACAACACCTCGCATACGTTCTGGTGTGTATCCTTTAGGCCAAACGTGCTCGTGGAACATTTTTAACTGTCCACCTTTACCTACAGGATACTTTTGCCCTTTTTTGACTTCTGTGTACTTTGGAACATTCGCTACAACACGGTCCATACTAGAATCATTTAACTCTTGAGATTGCTGACGAACGGCATCCCAGTCAATTTGATTCTTACGTACTCTAGATACTTGGTTATAGAGAGAAGTCATAATTACTAGTTTACTCCCTAATTTCGTCAGCACGTTTATGAAGTTGTTCTGTATCTGGGTTATATGTGTACCTATTAACTTTGAAGCCGTCTCCTGTATGTATAACATCAATAAGACCAGAAAAAACAGGCAATGGGTGAGTAAAAACTTTTATGTTTTCATTAATATTTTTAAGTCTTCCCTCTGCACCCCAATTGGTAGTATCAATTTTATTATGTGTTGCTAAATGTTCATGAATATTTTTAACTGTGGAATTAGCGTTATCACGGGAGGGCAACCATAGACCGTTTGTAGTTTGACTGTTTTCTTCAAGAAACCCGTCATGCCCAGAACCTTCTTCATCATGCATCTCAAACCCACCTTGTGGGTGTGGAATCCATGCGTCTGTACGACGATAGTGGAGTCCCATTGTGGGACTACTATTAGTACGAATTTCAGAAACAACTGGTTTTTCGTCTTGCAACACATTGGAACTTAACAGATTGCGAAAATTACCAGTATCTCCTATTGATAAAGTATGGCCTAGCGCCATTCCATATTTTTTCCCATCAATATGGACAGTTCGGGGGTCTGTTAAAGCATCATGCCCAAGACGAGCCTGATGTTGTAGTGCTTTTTGGACATGGGTAACATTAAAAGATTTGTTCATAACTACTAGTTTAGCGCCCTATTGACTTAAGGTAATCAATGTTGCCCTGTCGGGAGTGTTCATAGTCCCATTGGGCTTCATTATTAGTTCTACTTACAATTTCTGATAATACCGCAGCCGTAGCCCCAAACTGCATATGTCCCAAGTATTTAGTGGCTTTACCCATTAACTCTGCTGGCTGGTGGTACACGGGTAACTTACTGTGCTCATTAGCGTAATGTTTACCTACAATCAGGGCGGTATCCCAATTAGCGTCAGGAGCCTCAGGTGCTGTTTTGCCGGGCATTATAAATGTAGAGTTGGTTCTTAGGTTTTCTCTCATTTCCCGCTCAAACCCATAAGGGTTTGTTAAAACATCATAAACTTTTGATGCCTTATTTCTTACAGCACCCATTTCATTATGACCCCAATGTTGCGTATGGTGGGTGCGCCAATACATATCGCCCGTGTGCTCAGCAGCCCATGTGTAAAGACCACTACCTAATTTTTTGCTAATGCCGTGCGGTTCTCCAAACACAGCACCTTCAGCACCATGGGGACCATTACCATGCCATCGTTGAAGATCTCCTGTATGCCCTAGTACTGAACGGTGTTCGGCATCACTCATTCCTTCAAAATCTTTAGATGAATAAGGTGTGCCCCGGTGGAATCGGTCAATTACGTCATCCCCTATTTGTCGGTGTGTTTCGTCACTTACGCTGAAATCCATAGGTTTAGTTTACTTTAATATGCCCCATGTTGGGTTGGGCAGGAACCTGATGTCATTAGACTCAAAGTGCTTTACAATGCCGTCATTGAGCACAACCACCCAGCAGGTGTTAGCGCCCCAACCGTAGTCAATCAAAAGTAGTGCAACGCCGTCACCTAAAGGAGTAGAAACTTCTAGAGGCTGTTTGAACTCATGAATGTTGATATAACTATTTTACTCTACATGCTTTAGCATGTACGGGTGAATGTCGTGCTTGAGCACATGACCATTACCCGCCCAATCCCAAGGTGCGGAATCAGGAAGTTCTACCGAAAATACTGAATCTCCATACCCACGAGCGCCTTCCAGACTTTGTGCTAGGTATACACCTGTAGGATGCCCCGGTACGTGCGTTTCACCCTCTTCTAGACCTTCATAACCCTCTGCTGGGTTATGGGCCTTTAAACCATGCCTTTTGATGGATGCCACATTATGTGGTTGTGTACCGTGGTAATAAGTACGAAACTGATGTGGATTAAGGGAAGCCATCTATCTAGTTTACTCCACAACCGGCAATTTTTTAGCCCTCTACCGCTCTAGAACTCCTCTTTCCGTGCTTGAGGGTAGCGTTGCTCGTATTCACTATTCTTCGTACCTTTGGAGTTCCAGATACCTGTGTAGTTCCAGTCTTGGTCATACATCACTGGGACATACAGTTCTTTGCCTTCTTTAGCCAAGTCACTAGACGCTTGGACACGGTGATGGCCTTGACCCATTGTGAAAGTGCCGTCACGGTTAGGAACTATGGTGACGTGACGTTGGACACCCTCTTTAGCAAGAGTGTTTTTTAACGTAGTAGTCTTTTTTTCTTCCCACAGGTCATCCATGGTTTGTGCAGGTACCGTGACGGAGTAGCCGGGGCGATAAATTGTGTGCCCCGTTAAACGGTCTACTGAATCGGACACAAGGTCTTTAATCTCGTCACCAGTCATGAACAACTTGTACTGGTAAGGGCTGAGATGGTTTTTTGCTGCCATTAGAGCAAGTTTCTCCATTTGGCTTCTTTTTCAAAATCTGTACCAGAACCAAGTTGTGCAACTTTCATTAACTCTGCATCTGGCATGTTTTTTAAACTGTTACCCCCATAATCGGGTTTAAGTGCTTTGCGGCGAGCAGTTACAACGCTAGGGTCAGAAGCCCTTCTAGGGCCAAAATACTTTGCTAGATGAGGGTTTTGTAAACTAACTGAGGAGAAATGCATGTTACGAGTCATGTCTACTAGTTTACGTTAAAAAAACGAACCCGTAGCCTTCTTGTAGGTTTCGGCAGATAAATTAGATTGTTCCTGCTCATTACCTTTTGGGTTGGTAGGACCAGTTGATTCATCAAGTTCGTTACCTGACGGTGCTTCTGGTGTCTTTTTTGCTCCAAATTGGATTTTGTTAAGTTTACTCATACGTCTAGTTTACTATGCCTTAAACCTACGACGGAAAGGGTCGTTAACAATTGTTTTTTCGTTATTAGCGTTGTCTTCATCGTAAAGGTGCATCCGCAAAACATGGACGGGGGCACCCGGGCGTACTGTGCTTTCTTGTTCTTGACTACCAGAATGCTGTACGGCAGCAAAACCTTGCCAATCTTGACCTTCTTGAGATTCTGGGTCAATAATATGACGTCTATGGACTTTGGCTTCAATAACGGTTCCGTACCTGCTGTTTACGTCATCCATGTCCCCTACGATGCCATCGTCATGGGGCCAGCCTTCAACGTCCCGATCTGTAGCAAAGTTGTAAGCAACTTCGTGTGATCTAGACCAATGAGGTCCTACATCAGTAGTTTTTACTTCATCAGGGGAGACATTAGAGAGTCCTCTATACAAAGTGACAAATTGTGGTCCAGTGGGCTTAGGCATACGTCTAGTTTACATGTATACAACAGGTATACAAGTTCAATACATGTTCCACGTAGAACAATTTACCATGTGGTTGGTGGGAAAGAGGTGCGAACTCGTAAAGGTTCTTCAAACTGGTGGTGGTTCATCATACTGCCATAACGCACAGTAACGCCAGTAACAGGAATCTGTGATTTTGATTTCATAATGATTTCTTCTTCGGCTAAATCCCCATGTTTGCCGTAACCGGGTCTACCGTCAGTGCGACCAGAATGGCGTGATCTCCAATCAGTGCTTGACCAGTTTCTCGTTACTCCTGCGTCATCGTCAAAATGACCGCTATCAAAAGAAACTTTTGAAGGGTCTATTGCTGAATGGAGGATAAAACTAACTCTTTGTTCGTTTTCTTTTGGTTCATTGCCAAATCGTTCCCTTTTAGCAAAAGAATCGGCTACTAGTTGGTGAGTAGACCAACTTTTACCTGTGGTTCCTTGATTTTCAGGGAACATATGTCCAATAATTTCGCTAGTTGTACGAAGATTGGCAGGTACGTTTTTACTGTCACCACGATAAATAGGCTGTCCGGCTCTAAAAAAGCGTTCCATGTCGTTTGGAATCAATGCGGCTTCAGCAGCACTCCTAGCAGCAGCACCTGCTTGGTTGTTTGCATGGACTTTGGCTCGTCTAGCGTCCCTATCTAGTGCTAAAGCCTCTCCAAACTTACGTTTTTCGGACTCAAACAGTTTTTGATTGAAGATTTCGTTAGCCATATACCTAGTATAGGGTTATTTTACTGATACTTATTTTCTGGGAGGTTTCCACCAACTTTTTGTGCCCATGCGTCACCGGCTTCTGTGCGTGCATCAGAATGTTCAGGGGGAGTGATACGTCCTCCACTATTCTTTGCAATTTCTTTAGCATGCTGGTACATCGCCGTTCCCAGACCACGACGTTGGTGCTCCTCATGCACCCCCACATCCCAAATACGTCCTCCCCATTCTTCCCCAGACCACTGCAAATGTCCTATTGGCTTACCAGTCTCTTTGTCTATTGCATGTACTGAATGGCGCATTTCAGGTTCATAGTTTTTTGGGAGAGGTTGATACCGTAATTGGTACCTATTCAAGTGTTCAGACGCTGACATGCTTCCAGTATAGGGCTATTTGGGGCGGTTTTTTTGGTTAGGCAAGTTGCAGAATAGGGCTATTGGGCAATTTGGGTGTTGGTGCGATGCGACCCCTACTGCCCTATATATTATAGGCTCGCACTTAACCATGGGGGGGTCGCCCCCTGCCCCAATGTTCCACGTGGAACATTACCCGTGGGTAACATGAACATTAGGTGAACAAAGTACACTAGCCCTTGACAAGCACCGCAACCCTTGCTCACCCCGCCATTGCCCCCTATATGGCTCGTAGAGCGCTTGGGGCAATTGCCCGCACCCACAGGTCATTTAGAGATTTTAAATGGATTCTGAGGCTCTACAGAGGCTGTTTTTAAATGCCCTCAGACGCCCCTATTTTGCGTTCTAAGCGGAGCACCCCTGAAATGGGGCAATGGGTCATTCAGAGCGTTTAAACAGATCCTGAGGCATTCTGTACACCTATAAAAAGGGCTATAACCCTTACTGGGCAAGGGTTTGCGGGCTAACAGTAGGTTTCCACATTCCCTCAGAATCCCCGATCTTGCTATCCCCTGCACCATTGCTCCATATCCCCCCTGCTCCTCTCTACGCCCCTTCTAGCCCCCTCTGAGAGGATTGCTGGGAATGGTTGCTTCGGGCGATTTTCGGCGCCCCTAATGCCCTCGTAGACCCAGCCTCGCTGACAGTAAATAAATTGGGGGTTGTGTACTCCGTACCAAGGGGGTAGTATTCCTCGTGGAGGTCACATATCCGCCTCTTGGGGGGGTCGCCACTAGGGCACCCAGTCCCGCCAGTTCCTTGAAAATTGAAGAGTCCGCAAAAGTCCTAATAGGCATCGCTTCGCTCCCTCCCTCGTGTGTGACTGAGGAGTCCTGATTGATAATCCGCCTCGGAGATCAGAGCAAGCGCCGTCAATTGCATCATCAATGCAGGAGACGCCAAGTCCCTCGTAAGGGGGGCGTTCGGGGAATGTAACCACTACCGAATGGATTGATGCGGAACCCAACGAGGGCGTGATTGCCCCATGAATGGTTGGGAGGTTTTTTATGATTCAAAATTCCTCAGGGTGCCATCACTTCGGTGATGGTGCCCTCAGAGCACTCAGAGCAAGTATCTGAATGTTGTGAGGGCAAAAGCCCTTTTAAAGCCTGAGGAGGCATCATGAACAACGATCCAAAATTCGTGTACATCATCACATGGTCAGATGGTCTTCAAGAGACAGTGCGCAAAAGCCATCAAGGCTTCCACTGGGGTCTTGGCTCCATCTCCTCTCATGTGGATGGCATGCGAATGAGTGTTGAAGGTTTGGGCGGGAGCATTTCCCGTCAAAAGAATCCATCTTGGGTCAACCCGAAGACCCCAGCGAATCCTTTCGCCAAGTTCTTCTAACCAAAATGACGAAACGCCCGTGAGGGCGTCTACGGCTTGTAGTCGTACTGATGAGTCATCAGCAAAACGCCTGAGGAGGCACGAAAATCATGAGTTACCGAGCAGACTGGGGCAACACCCCCGCATTCAAGGCACACGTCGCAGAACACGGCAATGGTGATTCATTCACCAATGATCAGGGTTATCCGAAAGAGCCTGTGAATTCCATCATGTGGCAGATGATCAGCATCAGCATGTCGTCAATCACCGAGAGCAACATTTCGGAGGTTTACGCACGGCTGAAGTTGGTTGAGAAAACCTTCAAATGTGGTGTGTGGGGTCAGCGATACATCGGCACCGATGGTGAGTATTCACATTCCCGCAACTGGGAGGATTACACACTCACCCCCGAGCACGTTCAGCAAGTCATGCACTTGTCGGTCAACATCTCCACCAAGTCACGCACTGCGTGGATCAAGGATGTTGTGTCGCTGATTCAGCGTGACACGTACATGGAGGAGGCACGGGAGATGTTCTTCGGGCACACACTGACCCCGAACAAGATCATCAATCTTGAGGTAAACGGGTGGAAGAAGTATTACGAAGAGCGCATCAGCGTCAACGCATAACCCAAACGACGAAACGCCCGTGAGGGCGTCTACGGATTACATCCGTACTGACGAGTCGTCAGCGATGCCTGAGGAGGCAAAGATCATGGGAATTTATTCATACGGAATCAGCGGTTCACGCATTCTTGACGAAATCGGTGTGGTGTCAACCATCCGCTTTCGCTTCAGCCGTAGTCACATGGATCGCCAGCGTGTTGCTCACCAAGAAAAATTGGATGAGCAGTACGAGGCACGTTGGGCTGGGAAGAGTTTTTCCCGACTCATAGCGTCGGGCGACCAGTTGCGGGTGTGGGCGGGCACAGACAGCCCGATCTGCGATGACTTTGAGCCACGTTCATCTTTTCCGCTCACTTGGCACTCTTTTGGAAAACTGAGTGTTGATGAGCAGATGTCGTTGCCAATGTGGGTGCTGGGCGCCATGAGCGCAGTAGAGGAGGGCGAATTGCCTTTCGTGCCGACTACCAAGAAGGCGTACTACGAGATGGTGGACAAAGCATGCACAAAGCGTCTAATTGATGCAGGTTGGCTGAATGCACAGCCGTTGTTAACTAAATGACGAAACACCCTTCGGGGTGTCTACGGCTTTCAGCCGTACTGACGAGTCATCAGTTATTACTCATTAGACCTGAGGAGGTCATATGTCATCATCAACCAACGTCCATTCCGTGACGAAGATTAAACCCGTGATCAATCACTTTGAAACTGGGGGCAAACATTCATTCACAACAATGAATTTAGAAGTCTTCGGCAAGGTGTGGATCAAAGGTGTTCTGCACGAAAACGTGGAAATCGCAACGCTTGAGTTTTTCTTTGACACTCAAGAAGAGTTCCACGAGGCTGTAGAGCCTCTTTGCCACATGCTCGTCGGGCGCCTCATGCCCAACATGAGCAAGCGTATAGAAACCAAGTCATTGACAGAACACATCTAATAAACGACGAAACGCCTTCGGGCGTCCATGGTTCAGAACCATGCTGACGAGTCGTCAGAATTATCGCCTGAGGAGGCAACATCATGAATCAATTCCTTTGTGGAACCCCCACCGAGACCAACGAAGTCGCACCACTCACATGGGCAATGGAGACCATTGACTATCGCTTGCGTGGCATGGCACAACAGATTGAGCAACAACTTGCGGAAATTCAAGAGCATGCTCAACGGTTGCCAAGCGAATTCGGATTCGGAGTCATCACTGGACGAGAGGCACACAGCACTGGGTATCAAGCCCAGCGTTCACTGGAGTCACTCGGGGACAAAGTACGGCGGGTCGCCATGCTCAACGAACAGCACCTTGCGCTGGTCTTGTTGCGACGTGACCTTGCGTACTCGCTCAACTCATAACCAAACGACGAAACACCCTTCGGGGTGTCCATGGCTGAAAGCCATGCTGACGAGTCGTCAGAGATAGACCTGAGGAGGTCATTAATCATGAAGTACAACATTGAATTCGTGTTCACAGGCACACGCCACGACGGCACTTTTTATCTTGCCAATACTGGAGACACTTTCGTGAGAGTCTCCACTACACCTCATCAAGATATTGCTAAAAGGTTCGCCAGTTTTGGCGACGCTCTTGCTTTTGCAAGACGGCATGGCACCGATGGCGCAAAGTACAACCCGTTTAGTCATGGCACATGGACAGTCGTCCCAGCACTTGACACATTTTAATTAAATGACGAAACACCCCTCGGGGTGTCCATGGCTTGGAGCCATGCTGATGAGTCATCAGAGATGCCTGAGGAGGCAACAATCATGGAATTAATCACAATCACAAAAGTCGCTCCAGCAACCCCAAAAGTTGGTGATGGTGCATCTCTTATCTTTTGGTCTGACCGTCATGCATGCACTGTCATAGCAGTCAGCCCCAGTGGCAAGAAGATCACCGTCCAGCAGGACAAAGCAACTCGGGTGGATGGCAACGGCATGTCTGACATGCAGAACTATTCCTTTGAGTGCAATCCGAACGGCGCCATCTACCAATTCAGCCTTCGCAAGAATGGTGAGTGGTGCATGGTGGGCGATTCCTCCCGAGGGGGAGGCGTCGTCTGCTCCCTTCACGGGCGCTACGAGTACTACGACTTTTCGTTCTAAATGACGAAACGCCTTCGGGCGTCTGCGATTCATAATCGCACTGATGAGTCATCAGCAAGCGACCTGAGGAGGTCAAAATCATGAAGTACAACATTCAAATTACTCATGCGAACTCACGCATACCGAAGTACCTGAAAGCGCACATGATGCGTGGGGGCAAAATTGTCACCACTCGTTGGCAACAAAGCGCTCGTGGCTTCAAGTCGTGGGAAGAGGCACAAGAGTTCATAGACAATGTCGGCACGTACTTTCGTGGTACGTGGACGGTCGTGGAATTTACTCTTGTCAACCAATTGAGTTACAGAGAGTTCAAAGTGGAAACTGACGGGACAATCGTCTGTTTTGATTGCGAGGAGAACTTCCCCAAGGAAGCCATCTTCGGTGATCCACGCTGGAGTGACCCACGTTGTGGCGACTGCTACGACGCCCACAAGTATGAAAGGAGCGCACAATAGGTTCACGCCTAACAACGACGAAACGCCCCAAGGGGCGTCCATGACTCATAGTCATGCTGACGAGTCGTCAGTTAACAAGACCTGAGGAGGTCATTAATCATGAAAGATATAGCAGAAATCGTCATCAAGTTGACTGCACGTAATGCCGAACTCCTTCGTGAGTTTGAGCAGAACATGCCCGTAGGTGAAGCCCGAGCACACTTGTTCGGGAGCGTCAACGGCATCAACACAGCCCTTGACATCATTGAAGAAATCATGGCAAGGGAGAACGTGTGATGCAGATTTATACAACAACTGAGTTGCGTTACATTGCCTTCACAGCGTTCAAGACTGACTTGTTCATTGTCCATAACCCCAAAGACCTTCCCATAAGTTTCTTGGGCTGGACATTGGACAACATCTACGACTGGCTCAACGAAAATGGTTACTGGGAGTCGGGTGAGTTAGAAATCACTGATGACCAATTAGTGTTCATTGAAGTCAATCAACTTGATGGCATGCAGGACGAAGTAGTCGTCGCTGTAGAAATCAAAATGTAGGCACATCACGGGGTGTCCCCCCGCCCCGTGGTGTCCTCAAAGGTCATCAGCAGGTTGCTGGTGGCTTTTGAGGGCATACAATTGCCCGTTACACCTAGACCTGAGGAGGTCAAAATCATGAACCAAAACTTAAACGAACTTCGGTCGTTCCTTGCCAGTCTTGACAAGGCACCTGAGCCAATGCACGTCTCGTCTGAATTGCACGCACTATCAAGTGCCAGCGATGCAGACATTGACATTGTGCTGGATCGTGCGCTCTACCCATTTCAACGTGCTGGTGTGGCTTATGCCCTCCGCCAGCGCCGATGCATCATCGGTGATGAGATGGGGCTGGGCAAAACGATTCAAGGTATCGCTGTCGTCGCTCAGGCTCACAAAGAGGGAATGA